AACGGGACGTGCAGTTGCCCGACATGTAAGGCGGCAAAGGCAGCAAGTAAATACAAATCGAAGGGTGTCAACAAGCGAAGGTGGAAGGAAACCCTCGACTTTAAATAGGTCTGCATCTTACCCTTGCTCAAGGTAAACGAGGAACAAGAATGGAAGCGCGTAGTGTAGAGTGTGGTTACTTCTTCTATGCAAAGCGGCCAAGATTTCGGCAGTGACGGCTCGGACTTACCGAAAGAAAGAGGCGGAAAGCGATGTCGGGGAACCCTGATTTCGAGCGAGAGAAGAACAGACGGTTGGCGGCGGAAGAGAGGGTGCTGATTCTCGAAGCGGCTGTGGGGAGGCTCACGGGCGAGCGGGACGAGGCACTGGCCCTCCTGAGAAAGATTGACGCGAGGCCGAGTGAGTATCAGGACGGCGGGGACGGAATCGAGAAGGTTCATGATTTGGTGAGGCGGTATTGGTTGACAGATTAGGAGGAAAGAAATGAGAATTTTTGGGTGGTGTGTTTTGATGTTGGTGTTGTGTGCAATTGTGGTGCCGGCGGGCGCGGTAATCGCCTATCAGTTTGGGCCGACTTACAATCAGGAAGTCTATCCGTTAGACCAAGCGAACGTGTACATCAATACAGCGCAGTCGTCTGCTATTCCGACAGCTTCTTCGCCGCATGTTGTTACGTATTACACGCTGCTTGCGTGGGCAGATGTAAACAAGAGCAAGACTGCCGTGGGAGTGGGTAACGGTTCGACTTGCTGGCTATGGCCGAAACCGGACCAGACATTCGGGTTTGTGGAGAGTCTGTTCGCTCAGACGTTGAGCGTCAACGCGAATTACACAAGCGGGGGGCTGTTCAATGGCACGGTGTTCATCACTTGGGCCAACCTTGTCGGGAACCTGCTCGGGAATGCCGGCAATGCTATCCACGGGGGAAATCCCAGCGGTGACACGTCTATCGGCGGGTGCCTGTTTTTCGGGACGGAGACATCTATCCTGTCAGCCATCGCCGACATCGTGGTGATGTTCGTGGCGTGGTTTGTGATTATAGTGGTTTTGGGACGCAATGGTAGGTAAGTATGAGTGGTGAGGTAGTCCACGCGTACGTGCCCGACGAGATTAAAGCGGGCTTCCCGTCGTATATCAAGGTGCTACAGTTGGGCGACCCGCGAATCTCGGACATTTTGACGAAGCCCCATGTTGTCCAGGAGAAGCTGGACGGGGCGCAGTTCCGGTTCGGGAAGATAGGCGGGGTGGTGATGACGGGCTCGCACCGTATCCGATACAACGAATACAAGCCGCCCGACAAGATGTTCTTGGGGGTGGTGGCGCACGTTGAGTCCAAGGCGGACTTACTGCCCGAAGGTGTGGTGTTCATGTCGGAGATGCTGTCTCGGCCCAAGTTGAATACGGTGGCGTATGGGCGGGCGGCCACGAATGGGCTCATGCTTTTTGACGCTTGGGACACCAAGGCGAACCGCTGGTACACCCTTCAAGAACTGTCGGAGACTGCTTCTCGACTTGAAATCGACCCTCCGACTATCCTCGGACAGAGTGACGGTTCTACGCCCGAGACGCTTCAAACGATGGAGCGGTACTTGTCCACCCAGTCGTATCTCGGCGGCTCGATTATCGAGGGCATCGTAGTGAAGGTGTACGACACGGGAATTCCCGTCATCTATCAGCAGTTGCCCGGCCTGTTCGGGAAGTACGTGCGGGCGAGCTTCAAGGAAGAGAACGCGATTCAGTGGAAGGGTGTGAAGGGCGATGTGGTGGACATGGTGGTGTCCCGGTTCAAGACAGACGCCCGGTGGGAGAAGGCGGTCCTCCATTTGAAGGAAGAGGGCAAGCTCGAATGGAACATGAAGGACATGCGGGTGTTGCTGGACGAGCTTCGGCATGATGTTGAAGACGAGGTGAAACCCGTTGCAGTGGATATGTGGTGGGACAGCGCCGAGCACCGCATCCAGCGCGGGATAAACGCCGGGTTCGCTGAGTGGTACAAGAAGAAGCTCTTGGAAAAGCAAACGAGTGAAACGCAAATGGTGGAGGAAAAGCATGGGTGAAAGGAGAACCTCGCCGATTAAGGCGAAGATGATTAAGAATGAGACGGGCGATGGCTGGAAGCCGACATGTTCGGAGTGCGGGTATGAGTTCGAGGATGCGGAGACGGACGGTTCGATTAAGAACTATCCCGAGGACGGAGGGGTAGTGGTATTTTTTAACTGTCCGAATTGTAAAGACGAGGTTAGTGTGTTTGCAACGTATAGAGCAAAACCATGAGCGAAGAGAAAGCCCCGGAAGCAGTACAGACGTTTTTTGCGAATTGTCCGTGTTGTAAGAAGAAGGTAATCGTGGTAGTCATGGCAAGCGAAATTAGCGGTTCCCTTTTTTACACCAGCCAGCGTGTGAGTAAGTTTTCGTTAGTCGAGGTTCCGACGTGAGCGAGCTTGAAGAGCAGTTGAAACACTCGATTCGGGAGCTTGAGATTGAGTTAGCGCAGTCCCGAAGCGATTTGGGAATTGCGGAGTCCCGTTGGGCGGCGGCAGAGCAAGCGCTGGACACGGCGCAGAAGTTGGTGGAGATGATGCGGGCTATCTTGGAGGCCAAGCAATGAGAAAGAAGTTGCAAGAGAAGCTGTTCGAGAAGTATCCGAGCTTGTTCAAGCAAAGGTTCCTGTCGGGGCGGGAAACTCGCATGTGCGATGGGTTTACGTGCGGGGACGGCTGGTACGACATCATTGACGGGCTTTGTGCGAAGATTATGGAGCTGGACCCGGACACCGAAGCGTTTCAAGTCAAGGAGAAGTTCGGCGGGCTCCGGTTCTACGTGACTACGCATCAAGCGGGCGAGAAGGTGCGCGAAGCTATCGGGTTAGCCGAGCGAAAGTCCGAGAAGACGTGTGAGAACTGCGGGAAGCCGGCGGACGAGAGGTTCCGTAGTGATGAAGGGTGGGTTTGGACAGTGTGTTCAAATGCTTGCAAGGAGAAATTGAGGCAGGGAGCATGAAGATAAGTGAGCAAGCGTGGCACGTAAAGGCGAACTGGATTTCGTTCCGGTGGGAGCCGAACAAGTACTACCCGATTTCGTTGTGTCCGTATTTTTGGATGACGGTGGCGGCGTGTATTCTGATGCCGTTCATCCTTCTGTTGCGGCCGGTGTACGTCCGGTGGGCCAGGACTCCCCCGTGGAGCGAAGCCAAGAAAGAGAAGGTAGCAAAGTATGGCCTTATTGCAAATTTTGCTGTCATCGGCGGGTCCTGGATTTGGTTTGCTGTTGTCTATGCGCTGGCGCACGGGCTATGGATGCTGCTTCGTTGGGCGGAGGTTGGAGCGGTGCTGCTTGGGTTGATTGGCGCGGTTATAGTTCTGGTGTTTGAAATGTACGATTTGTACAGTACTTACCACGTTGAGAAGGAGCGGCCACCAAAGCCGAAACAGCCGAGCATTGTGGTAGCGTGGGTGAAGGCCAAGAAGTCGAAAGTGTGTCCGATAATCGAGTGGGAACCATGAAAGGAAAAGACGGGTGGGTAGAGGTTCGGCGCAAGGGCATGCGGTATCTTGCCAAGTCTCGGAATGAGGCTGTCCAGTGGTCGCTGCCGTCAGACTTGTATCCCGAGGACCCGGGAACGCCGTACACGATTAAGTTGGACACGCTCAAAAAGAAAGCCTGTCAGAGCGCGAGCAAGTTGGTGCCCGGGGTGAGCAAGGCGAATTACTGGAAGGCCCGGGAACTGACAAAAGCGGCTCTGACGTTCGGGGAAATCCGGCGGAAGGACCTGTTTCAGGACTGGCGAAGTGATATGGTAATTCAGAACATGGCCGAGTTCTTGCATTTCCAGTTCAACGTACTGGGATTTTCGAGAACGGACGAGATGGCAGTTCTGAAGTGGGCGCAAGAGAACATGGAATGGGGGAAGCACTGATGAGCGTCAAACACCCGGACCCGATAATCACTTGCGACAGGTGCGGGGTAAACGTGCCGCTCCCAAAAGACTTAGCCAACGTCACGCGCTGGGAAGTGTATTTTGAGAATGTGAGTTGGCCGGGTTCTTGGCTTCTTGGTTGGACGAAGAAAGAACCGACAATGACGAAGCAGATTTGCCGTAAGTGTTACGAAGAGTGCAAGGCGTTTGTGGAGGCGAAACCATGAGGAACGATTCGATTTTGGCGTGGGTTGGAATCGCGGGGGTAATTCTCGGCATCGCGACACTTATGGCGCGTGGTTCTCCTGCGTTGGGGGTGCTGGGCATCGTGGGGGGATACATACTTTTCGCGTTCATGCTCGGTCATAGGGTAGATGCCAACGTTCCGTTGAAGTTTCCGCGTCTACAACGGGCGGGAAACGACTTTCGGAGGTGGCTGGACAAATGAGGCACGATTCGGCGGTTGCATTGTTGTTCTTTGCCTTCGCGGTATTCGGGTTGTTTCTTCCCACGTTGCCGGGGGCGCCGATGTTTGTTGTGGGATTGGTCGGGGGTGTTTTTTCTGGGGTGCATTGGGTGGTGTGTGCTCCCGAGAGGGAATGGCCCACCTTTAAGAAGCTTGCGGAGTGGTTTGACAAATGAGAGACCCGGAGCGTATCAAACGCATAGGCGACAAACTGATTCAGTTGTGGCAAAAGCACCCTGACTGGCGACTCGGGCAGTTGGTGTCGAATCTGTGCGGCGGGATGAGTGGCGGAAGCAAGGGCGACATTTTCTTCCCTGAAGACAGCGACTGGGAAAAGTGGATAGACGATTCGATAGGGTTCCCGTATGAAGGCAGGTCGGTGTTTACGGAGAAGAACGAATGGCTTGAGTCGACGCAGAAATGTCGCCGTTTCGGGCATCCGGGATGTACGGATGTCGTTCATAATCAAGTGCCCGCCCGCTCGGAAACATCTGGCGTAGTTGAGCCGTCAGAACGCTCGGCTAAGCTCAGTCGGGGCAGCTCCCCGAAAGCCGAATTGCGGGTGGACACCAAGAGGAAGCGAAAGTGAAGAAAATCGGTGTGATAGGGTCGGGTTCCGATAAGTTCACCGACTTCGGGCGTTCGACGGCGCTGCATATCATCGACGAACTGCTGAAGCCCGGGGTAACAGTGGTTTCGGGCCATTCTCCGGTGGGCGGGGTGGACATTTGGGCCGAGACTATGGCCGAGCAAAAGGGATTACCAGTGGAGATTTTCGTTCCCACGGTGAACAAGTGGCACGGCGGGTACAGGGAAAGGAACATGAAGATTGCCCAGCACTCGGATGAGATTCACGTCATTGTGGCAGACAAGTATCCGTTGGGGTGGCAGGGAAGAAGGTTTTCGGCATGCTATCACTGTCAGGCGCGGAGCATGCAAGACGCGGTTTCGCATGTAAAGAGCGGTGCTTGCTGGACGGCGTTGAAGGCGATGCGGATGGGGAAGCCGGCCACTTGGTATGTGGTTCGCAATGGTGATTAAATGAGGAACGATACGTCGTGGACGGCGCTCCGCAGCAAGCCCTGTCCGAATGGATGCGGATTTGTTTCACGGGCGCGGCGGGGCATCAACCGAAACTCGATAGTCAAGCGGCACATGAGGTTGCGATGTCCGAAGAAGGCGTGAGCGAGTGTGGTTGTAAAGGCGGGTTAGAATGCGAATGTCATGGGGTTGATTCGAGCGATTGTAAGTTCGAACAAACTGTGAACGAGTTGAAGGCTCAGTTGGAAGGTCAGATAGCGGAGACGAAGCACTGGTGGGAAGAGACGCTCCGGCTCCAAAAATATGTGGGCACTTTAGAGAACGATTACCGGGAGTTACGAGATTACAACGCCCGCTTGGGAAAAGAACTTAAGCAAGCGCGTGCATCAGGTAGCGATGATTCGGCAAGGAAGGGGGTTTAGCGTGGAAGAGTTCAGAAGTGAGGAATTGAGTGCGGCAGAACCGGTGTGTTTTTGCGGGCACAAAGGGTGCTCGGGGCAAGGCGGGTGTCCGTTGGCGGAGTGCTATCACCACGAACGGAGAAACCCGCGGCCAATGACGTGAGGTAAATCAATGGGCGACACAAAGGAAGTAGAGAAGTTGAGAATCGAAGACAGCGATGGGCGCGTTTTGATTGAGGGAATGCAGAGTAGAGACTTTGTGGACATACTCAAGATGTTCCGAGCGATTGTGGACGCGGTGGAGCGCGGGGACCTCGTTCCCGATGCCCCGGGCATCAACCGGGACTCGCTACACGCTCTGGCACACCGTATTGGATGGGTATAGGACTCACAGAAACGGACGTAGAACCGTGTCCGGCCCTCCAACCCCCATCTCGATACCCACGATTAAGACGTGCGGGTACTGCGGCCACGCCAGCGTGTATCATTTGGGTGAGGATATGGTGGTGGGGAAAGGCCCGTGTGTGATAGGGAAGACGCCGGGGCTGATGACGTACCATCCGTGCGATTGTAAGGAGTTTGTCGAGCCCCCGCCCGAAAAGGTGCGGCCGGTGGAGCACTGCGCGGCGTGCGGGGGAGAGTTGAAACTGATATGGAAAGACAGGGCAGCGCAGTGGGCATGTATCCTTTGCGGGAAACTGTGGCCGGTGGTGATGCTCCCGGTGTGGCCGCACGACTACGCAACGCGGTAAAGGAAAGTTTAAGTAGGCAGTACGATGGAAGATTCTAAGCAGTATTTTCGAGAAGCGCAACGCCGATGGGCAGCCGTTCCAGCCAATCATGCGAAGATACTTGCGCGGCTTGCGAAGTGGAGAGCAGAGCACCCGGAAAGAGCAGCCGAAATATCAGCGAATACCAGAAGGAAGTTGAAACGAGAGGTTCTGGCCCATTACGGGCCGAATGGTGAGGCTCGATGTTCGTGGCCCGGTTGTGAATGGACAGATTTAGAAGCGCTGAGTATAGACCATGTTAACGGCGGTGGGAATGAAGAACGAAGGAAACTTGGGCGTAAGGCCGGACAGCATTTTTACTATTGGCTGAAGCAGAATGGTTATCCAGAAGGTTATCAGACGCTTTGTATGAATCATCAGTTTGTTAAGCGGGTTGTAGAAAGAGAGTGCAAGCGGAAAGGGGAAAGTTTATAACCACGGGAGGGGATGTCAATACGATGGATTGGAACCTGTTTGACGAGACATTCTCAAAGTTCGGGTTGCTCAAGGTCTTGCGGGACGGCAACGGTTTCGAGTGGCGCGTCTATGGCGTGCATAACTTTGAACGCCCGCTGTTCGTAGGAAAGGCGGGGCAGTTCGAGGAAGCCCGTAAACAGGGCGAGGACAAGTTGTACAAGGATTTGAAGCAGATTTTCTGGATTCTCAGTCAGATGTCTGAGAAGGAACGTAAAGAAGGCGAGCCCGTAGATGCGGAAATCATCGAGCGGGCGATTCGGGAAATCAACGCGGGGCGGAAGTCACAGGCGATTGTGTATCTGCGGGAAATCATCAATCGGGAGAAGGCCGAGGGCGAGCCCGACGACGTGCGGCAGTTGGAACTGGCGTTGGCATTGTTGATGTCGGAGCCACCCGATTTGGGCAAGTCGGAAGTGCCGCAGCCACCGATAGAGCGGCCTGAGATGAAGTCGGGCGAGACGGATTGGCAACGTGAGAACAATATCAAAAGGACGCACCCGCCGTCAGGATTGCCCCGGTACGTCTGTACGATTTGTAGTATGCCGGTTGACTTTACCGATGAAGGCGGATTGATTCCGCATAATCATGCGACGAAGGCGGTTCGTTTCATGCGAGCGCTTTCGGGAGTCAAGAAGGGCACGACGTACGAGCCCTGTCCAACGTGTTCCAGCGGCCATCTCGGGTTGAAGGGCGGGAAGCCTCGGGATTTGAAGTGTCCGGATTGTGGCGGGACGGGGCAGAAGGTTACGCAGAAGGCGGGACAGATTTTCACTTGTGATGAGTGCGGTGCGGAGTTCAATTCGCTTCCGGGATTGAAGGTTCACATGACGGACCATTTCGGGGAGAAGTCGTTGGAAGACGATTTTGGTGCAGATAGTCAGGGGCACGAATATTACGACGGTGACAAGCATTTGTATCATTGCAAGCTTTGTGGTTGTCACGAAGATTCTCCGAACGCGACAAACCCGTGCAGGAACGCTAAGAAGGCGGTTGAGAAGGACGCTTGTGCGGTGTGTGGTAAACCGGCCACGCGAGAGGAAGAAGACGGCACTCGGGTGTGCAGTAAGTGTTTCAAGCAACGCAACGGCCAGACGAAGGGAGTTCGGGTAGTTCGGGCGTTGGTAGGCAAGAAAAGGTAGGCGGGCATGGCGTTCAAGCGGTTTCAGTGTGAGTTGTGCAAGCGTCGGTTCAGAACGCCGCGCGGGTTGAAGGTTCACAAGAAGATGATTCACGAAGCCGAAGTGATAGTGGAGTTCGTGCCAGTATGACGAGGGGGGGTTGATTTGCCGAGTCGTGAAGAGCGTGGGGCCTACGGTTTCGGGCGGAAGGTTCGGAATTGGGAAAAGTACAACCCGTTGGGACATCGGGTGACGCCGTTTCCCGAAGAGAAGGTATGTGGGATATGCGAGTCACGGTGTGACGTGGTGTTCCCGGTGGCACCGAAGTTGTGCGGACGGTGCGCCATGCACGCGATTGGCCGTTCGGATGTGATGAACAAGTGGAAGTTCGGCCCGCCCGACTTGACGGGGTATCACTGCGATAACTGCGGGCAGTTGACGTACCGCCCATTGCAGGTGAACACGCGTATTTGTAACAAGTGCACGGTGCGGCTCGGGCAGCAAGTGGTAAGGAACCAGATAGCCTTGAAGTACGGCGCCCGGCGGGTGTTTGGTTGAGGTAGCAAGATTTAAATAGGGCGTGATAGCTTAGAGTCTATCATGCCGACAGGAACGGGAGTGGGACAAGTTGTTCCGCAGAGTGGTTTTGGAACGCCAAACTCGAACACGGGACAGACGACTGGAATGTTGACGACAGATTTTTACGACAACCGGCGCGTGTCAGCGGTTGATGCTAACCCGATTGTCTTGATGGTGCTTCCCAGCACCGCTTACACCGTGTGGGACGTTTCGATGTCATGGCACGGGAACTGTGCAGCGGTGAGCACGGTAACGGCGGGAACGTACGTTATGTCATGGACAGCTTTGGGCGGGGCTCAGAGCGCGACGGTTACGGTAGCGGCAATGGCAGGAGCGACGAACAAGAATGCGTCCTTGCAGTTTTCGATTATGCCGGACCCGTCGAGCACTGTGACGGTTCAGTTTGCGGGCAGTTCGTTCACGGGAACGGCCACGTACGCGTTTTCGACTACGGTTTCGCGGACGCTCTGAGAAAGGTTTAAGTAGAGGCGAGGAGTTAATATCAAGCATGGCAAACGAAGGTCAAGGATATGTGGCGGCACCGGGGTTCGGGAATCCCGTTTCGTACTTGGGGCCAGCGGCGACAGTGACGTTTGTTCCGGATTAAGGAGGGAAACATGGAAGAGGAAGGAAAGGTAATCGAAGCGCTGCCACAAGAGGCGTTGAAGGGCGGACTGGGCGGTGTCAAGGTTTTGGTGATTGGCCGCGACGCCGACGGAACTGAAACGGGGCGGTATCAGAGCGATGCCGACTTGATTACCCAACAGTGGGTGCAGTTCTTGTACACGAATTTCTTTTACACAACGGCGGGCTTGAACGTCGTCACGATTACGGGTGCGACAGTCACAGGAACAACGTTCGGTGTGTTCGGGACGTTGTCGGCATTGACGATTGCGGCAGGAATCGGAACGAACGCAGCGCAGGTTAACGACAACAAGCTTCAGACAATCTCAGGTACGTTGGCAGGAACGTGCCCGGGAACTATCAGTGCGTGGGCGGGACAGTCGGGTGTGACGGGTTCGTTCACCATTACGGGAACGATTACGAACACCTCGGGCAGCACGATTAACTACAGCGAAATCGGGTTGATGGCTAACGACAAGAGCGCGAACACGTATCTGTTGACGCACGATGTGTTCACTGCGGTTCCGGTGAGTTACACGGGAACGCTGACGATTACTTACACAATAACCAACAGTTGAGCAGCCTGAAAATTGGGCCGGATTGCCGCTATGTCAAGTGAGAAGCGAGCGGCGTACATGCGTTCTTACTGGAAAGAACACCGGGCGGAAGCTAACGCAGCGTGGCGGCGGTGGCGCGACAAGAACCCCGCTCGGGCGAGGAAAAAGGCACGACAGTATTATTTGGCGCGGAAACAGATACACAAGCGGGTAAAGGTTCGGACGTCGTTTTCTACGAGCTTCAAATTGCGGGTGGGGAAGCGGCGATAGTTATTTGGTAAGGCGGGCCAACGTTGAAATAGTCAGCCCGGCGTAAGCTTAAATAGATGACGCTTGCGTGTGAGGTAATCTATGCCGTCTAATGACGGCACGGCGGTAGTTCGCGGTACGGGGGTAGCCACACTATCGGCGGCGATTACAACAGCGGCTGGCCCCGACTTCTTGTTTGTTGGCGCGGTAACGACGTTGCTAAGCGGCACCGTCACGTCGATTTCTTCGGTTCCGTCATTAACGTGGACAAAAGCGGCGGGGGTAGTCACCGGAACCACGGCGGCAACGTACGTTGATACCGAACTCTGGTGGTCGTCGCAGAAGGCAGCGGGAGCCGCAACCGTTACAGTAGTGTTCTCGGGAGCGGGAAGCTGCACGGCGATGATATGGGCCGTTAACGGGGGCGGGAACAGTTCGAATCCGTTTGACCCCGGCGCTTCGGCCCTCGTAACAGCGGCAGGAACCGGCACGGCAGTTACGGCCACAGTGACATCAACGAACCCAAGTGCGATGTTTATTGGGGTGGTTGGAGTCAACGGTGCGGACACGTTAACTGCCAAGACGGGGTTTTCAACCACAGTCGCAGCGTTCAGTACTATCCCAGCAGGGTTCGTTGAGTGGAATAACAGTGCAACGATTCGCTCGGCCTTTGCGGTAACAGCAACGGTTTCGTCTTCGGCTCAGTGGGGTATCATTGCGGCGGTGCTTCTGGGCACTCGTGGCGGCAGCGGAAAGTTGGCCGGCGCGGCTTCGGTAGTTAACAGTCATCAGGCAGTGACGGGTGCCGGCACGTTCCATAGTTCAGTTTCGGTAGTAGCGAACGCGAAAGGGACGGGGGCGGGAACAGAGCACGGAGCGGGAACCGTTCAGACGCTTGTGCAAAAACTGAACGGCGCGGGAACGCTTGCCGGGACGCACGCGCTACTTACGTCTCAGCGTGGAACCGGCGCGGGCACGTTCCATACTACGGTATTGGTAGTTGCCAACGCATCTCACGCGGGTGCAGGCACGTTGGCCGGAACGCACTCACTGATAACCAGTCAGACTGGAAAGGGTGCGGGCACACTGGCAGGTACGCACAGTTTGACGAATGCCCATCAAGCAAAGAGCGGGACGGGGATACTTGCTGGTACGCATAGTCTAACGAATTCGCATCAGGCGGAAAGTGGTGCGGGTACATTGGCGGGTACTCATTCGTTGGTTTCGTCCCAAAAAGAAACGGGAGAAGGGCAATTCGCCGGCACACATAGTTTGTTGTCCAGTCAGAAAGAGACTGGTGCGGGTACGGAGGCAGGGACACATTCGTTACTGGTTTCGCAAAAGAAGTCGGGAGGAGGACAGTTCGCGGGGACGCACTCGGCGCTCACGTCTCAGAAAGGGGTTGGTGCGGGACAACTTGCGGGTACGCACACGTTGTTAACCAATCAAAAAGAGGCCGGTGAGGGGCAGTTCGCCGGGACTCATACGCTTAAGACAAGCCAAGTTGAGGCTGGCGAAGGACAGTTTGCTGGAACCCACGCGCTCAAGACAAGTCAGGTGGAGAAAGGAGCGGGTACGTTTGCTGGCACGCATGCGTATCTCGCGTCTCAGAAAGAGACAGGCGAGGGGCAGTTTGCGGGTACTCACAGTTTGGTTAACAGTAAGCAGGCGGTAACGGGTGCGGGTACGCTGCATTCTTCGGTAGCGGTGGTTGTCAGTGAAAAGGGAACTGGGGAGGGGCAGTTCGCCGGGACTCATACGCTTAAGACAAGCCAAGTTGAGGCTGGCGAAGGCCAGCTTGCCGGAACCCACACGTCCAAGACCAGTCAGGTTGAAGCCGGAGAAGGAAGGTTTGCAGGCACCCATACGATAAGCACCTCGCAAGTCGAGGCGGGTGAGGGACGGTTCGCCGGCACCCACACCACCATCGTATCGGGGAAGGCAACGGGAACGGGGACGTTGCACGGTGCGGGTGTTGCTTCGGGAGCGAGTGCAGGTGTTGCGACAGGTGCCGGAACCCTGCACGGTGCGGTTACAAGTAAGGTAGCGAGTGGTAAGGCGTCAGGCGCGGGGACAGAGCACGGTGCGGCAACGACAGCGGCTTCGCATCAGGCTGAAGCGGGAGAAGGTCAGTTTGCCGGGACCCATACCACCGTGTTCAGTCAGGCGGCGAAAGGCACAGGCACGTTCCACGGTTCGGTGGCGGTGGTCGCGTCTGGTAAGGGGGTAGGAGCCGGAACCGAACATGGCGCTGCGACAATCGTAAGCCACCAGTCGAAGGCGGGAACGGGTACAGAAGCCGGCGCGGTTACAGGTGCGATTGCCAGCGGAAAAGGGACTGGGGCCGGAACAGAGCATGGCAGTGTCACGGCGGTGGCGAACGGGAAAGGTATCGGGACTGGAACCGAGCACAGCACCGTTGGTGTAGTGGCGAATGGCAAGGGGTCCGGTGCGGGGGCTTTGTACAGTTCGGTAACTGTAAAGGCAAACGGATTGGGCGCTGGAACCGGGGCGGAGCGCGGCTCGGTTGCGGTAGTAAGCCATCAGTCCAAGAGCGGCGCAGGAAGCGAACAGGGCGCGGGAACGGTTGTAAGTCATCAGTCGAAGCCGGGTTCCGGAACCGAACACGCGGCAGTCACGGCGATAGCAAGTGGAAAAGCGGCGGGAGAGGGACGTTTCGCCGGGGCGTCACAGTTCAGTGAAGCGGCGGTTGCCAGTGGAGAAGGGAGGTTCTCGACAGCCGTTTACGCGAGCCAGTATCCGCCTGTGCCAGTCAAGGGAACCTGTGGGTTCGGTTCGGCGGTGCTGGTCACGTCTATGAGTCCGACTGGGCGGGAAGTGCTCGGGGTAGTGAAGGAATCGGGAGGAGTCAGTTCTGTGGGGCAAGAGGTGTCGCCGGGAGTGTTCCAGTTCTTCATTAACGGGAAACCGTACGCGTATTATCACAACGTACAGGGGTTGCCATGAGGAGAGTGCGGAAGGTTGAAATAAGCGGCACCCGTTATTTAAGTGTGTCGGGAGGTAGCGCATGACGGTAGGGTTGGACGGCACGGTAATCGCACAAGCTAAGGCGGCGACTATCAAAGCCGCGCTGACGACTACGCAGGCGAACGATGTTATCATCTTTGTCGGAGTCTCGGCGGCAACGACAACGATTACAGCGGTTGTTGCAACGGGATTGACTTTTACCCAGCGTTCGTCATCTTCGGTTGCAGCCGCGATGACAATGTCGGAGTGGTACGCGGTAGCCACCGGCGCGTTCAGTAACACGATTACTGCTACGTTTAGCGCGTCTGGAACTGTTTCGATTATCGCGTTTGGTGTTTCGGGCGCGAATACCACGGCGCTGTTCGATTCGAATGCGGCCCTGCCGAACTGGGCATCAGTCACGGCGGCTTCGATTACGGGCACAATTTCAACGTCGTTCCCGAATGATTTTGTTTTTCAGGTAGTTGGAAACCAGGTTACTGAAGCAACAGCCACGGTGCCGGCGGGTTTCTCGACTATTGAAGTCAGCGCGGGGACAATGGGGCCGCAGGGTGCCTATGAGATTCCTTCGACAACGCTGAGTGTCAGTACTGCCAAGTGGAAGTTCCCGACGTCGCGCGGGCTGATGATTCTGTCGGACGCGTTGCAGCCGCTTACCCAGCCGAAAGGTGGGGCAGGAACAGAAGCGGGGACGCACACGCTTTTGACTTCGCAGGCAGAAACCGGCGCAGGGCAGTTGGCCGGTACACATTCTTTGGCTTCGAATTTGAATAAGGCCGGTGCGGGGCAGCTTGCGGGAACTCATGGATTGGTTTCCAGTCAGGTAGAGAGCGGAGAGGGACAGCTTGCGGGTACTCACACGCTGAAATCCAGTCAGGTTGAAACGGGCGAGGGTTCGTTAGCGGGGACGCATAGTTTGGTTTCGTCGCAAAAGAAATCCGGCGGAGGAAGTCTTGCTGGGACTCATAGTGCCATTGCGGGAAACCCTGTCAGCGGAGAGGGCAGACTCGCAGGTACGCACACTTTGTTAACGTCCCAGAAGGAAACTGGTGCGGGGGCACTTGTCGGAACGCACGGGTTAGTGTCAAGTCAAAAAGAGGGTGGTGCGGGAAGTCTTGCGGGAACTCACGTTCTCAAAGTGAGTCAAGTCGAGGCAGGCACAGGTAGTTTGGCGGGGACACACAGTTTGTTGTCCAGCCAAAATGAGACTGGCGAAGGGCGATTTGCTGGTACTCACGGCGCTGTTGCTTCGGGGAAAACGATTGGTGAAGGCCAGTTGGCGGGAAGCGGTACCGCGGCAAGCATTTCAAAGGTCGCAGGAGCAGGAACGTTCCACGCTACCGCGAAGGAGGTAGCCAGTCAGCGCGTGGTTGGAAGCGGGGCGCTCACAGGAACGTATCAGATTGTAAAGCCCGTAGTGGGGAGGGGCGGGTTCGGGTGTAAGGTTACGCTGTTCGCGTTTGCGGGAGCTTCGCAGGTACCGTATGCAGCGCGTCAGGAGTCAGGAGGGGTTACGGAACCAACGCTGGACATTTCGGGAGGAATCTACGCGTTCAACGTGAACGTGTTGACGAATCCGATTACGGGCGGATTGCCGCCGCCAGATGGAGGGAATGCTAAATGAGCAGTACGAAAGGTTCGGGGAAATTTGGGACAACGGTGACGGTGTATGTAACTGGGCCTAACAGCGGGGACATTCCTATGTATGCCATCCAAGAGACGGCGGGAAAGACAGTTGTGGGGTTAGAGGTTTCGCCGGGGATTTACATATTCAGCGGAGGGTACTACAGCGCGTTCACAGCGTAGAAAGGTTTATGAAGGCGGCGGGAGATTGTTGAGGTGAGATATGGCGGCGAGTACTCTAACGATTAAGGACAGTCTCGGTGGCACGACCACAGCGTTCGAGGCGAGTGTGCCGGTTCAGTTGGAAGTCGTGAACACGATTCCGGATTCTTGGCTTGCCGGCCCATTGGTTGCGACGATTGTGGCGGGCGCGGGAATCGGTGCGACGTCTCCGAGCAGTGTCGGGGCGGCTACGATTGCGAACGCGGGGGTTATTTCGCTCAATGGGTTGACGGGGACGCCAAGTGTGGTTGGCGGGACGGGAGCCACTATCACGGTGGCGGGGGCAACGATTACGGTTACTCCGAGCGGGGTGCCCAATTCGGCATTGCTCGGGCCAGAAGTTACAGCAGTTGTAGCGGGCAGTGGGATTTCGGTGGTTTCGGCGGGAACGGTTGGGGCGGCCACAGTAAGTGTCAGTTCGGCTCCGTGGAATCAAATCAGTTCGCCGTCTAAGCCGGTGTATACTTTGTCACCGAACGGGGGCCACGGTGGAGATGGAGGGGATTTCGGGCCGAATTCATTGGGGCAAGGGCTGTCGACACTGACTCCGGTGGGTAGTGTCAGCACGACGGGTGGATTTCAAGAAGCGATGGATTACCTGAAGTCGCTTGGGGGAGGAAATATCGTTCAGACAGGTCCGGTTACGGGCACCGGACAGTTCATGTTCAGGTCGGGTGTCAGTTTTGACTGTCAGGGGTATTTGATGACGTGTACGACGGCCATGCCGACGCCGTTCATGACGGACGCAAACGCGACGATGCAGAACACGCGTATCAACGCGTATGTGAGTTGCGGGACGAACAGTCCGTTAGATGTGGTGATTAACCCATTGGGTGGGACAACGATTGGGACGGTTTCGCCGTGGACATCGCCCACGAACACAAATCCGTACTATCAAGTTTACATGGTGGCAACTGCGACATTGTTGGGGACGTGCACAGCGATTACAGCCCCCGATGGACTGGCGAGCCCGATGTACGATGGAGTCTGTCACTACGGTATCTTCCCGGTTGCGCCGGGGCAGAACATCAAAGTCACGTTTAAGGGCTACCCGCCTCCGATTAGTATTTTGAGCGGAGTGATTGCCAGCGGGCGTGCGGACGCGCAAACGGTAACGACAGTTCAGGCGTCGGCCTTGCAGAATGAGTATCGTTGGCGGTTCACGTCTTCAAATGCGGGGAACGGGTTTCTCGGATGTTCTTGGTATGTTCCGGGCGGCACGGTAACGAATGTCACTGGTGGAGACAATAACTCGTGTAACCAGACGCGGCTCATTGCTTGTGATGGTGCGACAGGGCCGTATGGGGTTCGGTTCTTGGGCGCGGGGAAGTCGAACTCGAACGCGTTCATTGACCAAGTGGTTGAGAATATCGTGTTGCCCGACATTGGCGGCGGTGTCAATACGTCAGGGACGGTGACGTGCACGGGGGTTGATTTCGGGTTTCACGTTGACCATGTGAAGGTGTTGTGGGCTGCGTTGACAGGAGACGCCGGCGCGGTGACGGGCTCATCACTGGTGATGTTCAACGACGGGGTGTTCGGGGCCCGAAACGTTGACCAGAAAGTTAGTATCTGCGGTATCGAAGACGGGATTTTTGTTTGGAACGGTACGAACACGTACTATTACGTGGTGGACCTCGGTAATTGCGGGGAGAACGCGTCGCACTGTTACATGACGAAGTTTCCGGGCGCCGGACAGGCAACGCCAGTCAATGTGGTTCCCCCAGTCGGGCTGGCTATTCCGTCGTATTTTGACGGATATGACAATATGGATGGGGTGCTTTGGCGGAGGGGGCAGCCGTTCAATGTCATGATGGGAAGCGGGGGGTTCTTTACTTCGGGGATGGGGGCGCTGAACGTTGCGGGGTGGGATGTCAATGGGGCGAGCAGTGGCGCGCCCCCGGTAAATTATTCGGGTTCGGGGTACGGGCCGAACTTGATTTACACTTGTCCTCTCACGCAGAACAAGGGACTGTCCATGATATTTGCGGTGATGGAACTTACCGGAGCGGGTTCGGGAACCGCGACGTACACGATTACGTATTACAGTCTCGGCGGCGTCAAAACGCAGGTGCTTTCAAGTTCTGTGGCGGGGGAGACGAATGGAAATTGGCTTACGTGGCAGGCGAACTCGGGGACGGTAACAGTTCAGTTTGCGAACGCGGCAACCCCGTGGACGGCGTATCTGGCATGTTTCGTGGTGCCTGTCGTGGATTAGGGAAATGAAAGGTTTAAGTATGTGGGAAGGGAATTGGAGGTACAATGACTTACTTGCCAGTTGAAACGACAGCGGGGATAGTGAGCCCCGGTGCGGACTCCCCGTGGTCGGGGGTTATAGGTAATGCGGAACTGACAGTTTCTGCGGTGGGTACGTCAACGGCGGGGGTTGTTTATCCAAATAACGGGTGCGATTACGGGCCCGATACTCCGAACACAACGACAAGCGGCTTCAACGAAGCGATGCTGGCGGCGCAGGCCATTGGTGGGTACGGATATACGAGTGGAGGGGCGAGGGTAGTTCTGGAAGGCAATATCACGGGCACGGGACAGTTCATTTTCAGAAGTGGGGTGGACTTTGATTGTTTGGGGAACATTATGACGTGTACCACAGCAATGCCTACACCGTTCATCACGGACCCGGTGTACGGAATGTATGGTGAGAACATTCGGGCGCGAGTCAGCCCGGGCACAGTGAACTCGTGTATAGACACAGTTATCAACCCGCTGGGCGGAACGCTTCTCGGCACTGTTTCGCCGTATGTTTATGTGAACTCGTCAGGGTATTACACGATTCTTCTTGTGGGGGGCGCGACAACTAACGCGATTCTGTTTCAAGGCACGCTTGTTTCTGGGTTCGCCGATGGGGTGTTCATCGTGCCTAACGGTGGTTCGGTTACGGTTGGGTTCAGCGGCACCGTGCAGCCAACGATTGCGGTTCTGTCTGGGGTAATGACGACTCTTGCTGGCGGCGAGGTGCAATACAGTGGGGGAACGTATTGGCGGGATGTCACGGTGTACGATTTGAGTGTTGTTTACGGGAATGCGGGGAATGCATTTCTCATTACGGGTGGTTATCAGCCGGTATCGAATACTGGTGGTAACGGTTCGTTTAATCAGGAATCCATTTACAAGCGATTGGTGTGCGAGTTCGGCGCGGGGTTGAATACCGTGCGTATCATCGGTTCGGGTGCGCCGAACCACATGTCGGCGGTGAACAGCAAAATTGAATACATTGAAGACACGCATATCGGGAGGGGTGGGTGCGTTGGGTACGGGTTGAACTTTGCAGGGCACACAGACCACTGGGTAGTGGATTACGGTTGGCTTCAGACGGACAGCACGGCGGCAGCGGGGAGTTCGTTGTACGTTTTCAACGACGGGGTTTACTTTTCGAGCACGGTAAACCTGACGAATGTAACGCACATTCGGTGCCGTAACGTCATTGCCGTTACCACGAATACGACGGACTACGCCATCACTTTCAACGCATGCGGGCAGAACGAAGGAGAAGGCTGGTGCGAGGTAGAACAGTTCGATGCGGGCGCTGCGACGGTTCCAGTATCCGTGACGTGGAGTGGGGGTTCGACTTGGGGCAAAGCGTATTGTACTGGTTCGAACACGCGCTATTGGACAACGAATGTCGGGCTCATAACTCAGGTGGCGCCAGCGTTTGTGGCGCAGTCGGACATGGCCGCAAATCTGGGCAGCGTATTCGGTGGGCAAGCATACTTTTTCGCGGACACGCGGGCAACTGTCACAGCCGTTGACGCGACTCCGATTACGATATTTCTGAACCCGAATCAGTACAGAGCGGAACTTGTGTTTCTCACTGTTGACATGAACCTGTACGGTGCCGGGACGGGCGCAGCAACTTACGTGGTAACGTATGTCACGAATAACAATACGTCAGTGCCCGTGGTGGTTTCCGGAAGCGCTGTTGGGGATTACAGTATCGGCCCAATGCCGGTTTGGATAGCGAAGAACAGCACGATTACGGGGCAGATAACAGCGGTGGGTTCGCCAGCGTGGAACATTGCAATAGGGTGTGTGGTGGTGCCAGTGATATGACGCTAACGGTTGAAGAGGTCCAGTACAGCATTCCGGTAACTTGGACGAAAGGGACAGTGTCAACGACATTTAGTACGAACCCGTTGATACCGTGGAGTGTCATTTCGGGGAACATGGCTGTTTCGGTTTCTCCGATTGGAACCGCTACGGCGGGAGTCACGATACTAAATAATGGGTGTGATTACGGGCCGGATACGGCTGTGAGTGGAACGCAAACGGTTACATGCGGGATTCAAGAGGCTGTTAGCTCTGCGCAGCAGGTTCAGTTATTGCCCGGAACATTCACGGTTTCTACGATGATTGCGCTCCCGGCGACAATTAAGTTGGTGGGGGCCGCGGGCGGCGGAATTTCGAATGCGGCCGTTTCGATAATCAAAGCCGCTTCGGGCTGGCCCGGCGGGGACATAATTGGCATTCAGGGCGGAACGGCAACGTCTGTTTACGCGCTTCAGATTCAAGATTTGTTGATTCACGGAAATTCGCAGACGAGCACGGGTTACGGAATCAATCTGACGCAAGCGGAAACTTCGCGCTATTTCTTGGTTAAGAACGTCACGTTCACGGCTCTTACCGCGTTTAAGGGCGAGATTTGCGCGGACGGGTGTGAGGATGGGGCAATAGAGAACTGCTTTTCGAATACCAATGAAGGCGGGGTGTATTGGCACACGAATGGTGGGACTTGGAGAATGTCGAATAGTAAGTTCGCCTCGGCCCACATTTGGGGCCAGTCGATGTACATTTCGGGCACTACATTCGGGTTTGGGGGGGTAACGATTGAGCCTTCGTCAGCGAGCGGTTCGTATAGTGCCACGACAAGTGGGCGGGCGGTATTTTCGGGTTGTTACCAGAACGGGGTGACGGCGGGGACGTTGAATATCTTCATGTACAGCGACCCGCAGAGCACAGGCAAGGCGTGCACGATTGTGGACGTCGGTGGGTGGTGGAACTATCAGGCGGGGGAGAACACGCCGGGGTACGTTGCGGGAACAGCGTTGTCAGTGATTTCGATAGGGACGCGATTTTCCTTGCCCGGTGCTTACGGTACATTGTTACCTATTCCGTTGCATACGGCGGCCGGAGGAGCGGCGTATGTGGTTGGGGCGGATTTCAGCGGAAGCGGAACGAGTCAGACGTTGGCGCAGTTGTTGACGAACTCGACGGCTAATATCCCTAATGTTTCGAACGGCCCATCGAATCAGTTGGGAGTTATGCCAAGCATCAGTTCAATACCGTCTCCGACTCCGGCGGGAATCACGTCTACTTCGGCATTTGTGATGTTGGGGTTGGGGCAGTTGGCAACCATTGCGGTTCCCGAATTTACGCCGAAGTTGACGGGGAAGGTCAAGGTTATCGTGACGGGCAAGGCGGGGAACAACGCGGCGAGTGATGGGTACGCTCTCAAGGGAATGTATGGAACAGTTGCAGGAAGCCCATCAGGGTTGACTCCGCCAGCCAATGGTGATGCCGTGGTGGGGACAAGTTTCACGAACCAGATTGGTTACACGACGGGAAATGCGCTACCACCGTTTTCGTGCTGTGGGGTAGCCACGCTCACAGTCGGAACGACATACTGGTTCGATTTGGCGGTTGAGGCCACGACAGGTGGAACGGTGACGGTTTCGAATACATGCGTTATCATCGAAGAACTGGCGGCATAGGGAACCCTTTTATAGTCCAGAAACGATGGAGGAAGTGGTATGGCGGACGTGCAAGTGAGGCCGTTTACGTTAGCTAAAGTGATGCCGGACCAAGTTCCAGAGGTAGCGCCGGCGCCGCCCGGACTGTTTGAGCGAGTGATGAAGGCGATTCGGCGAGAACCGATGGACAGGCCCATAGATAGGCCGTACAGCGTGGACCCTATCCCGCTGGAAACGTACATTGCAATGGCGGGCAATTTGGAAAAGACGCCCGTAACCGAGTTCAGTCTCAAGTTCTTGCGGGACATGACGTACAACAGCGACTTGCTCGCGCTGATTGTCCGTACCAAGACGAATGAAACGTTCCGTGGCGGGGTAAGTATCGAGGAGCGGTTCAAGAGCAAGTGTAAGACGTGCGGGCGGGAGTTCGAGGAAGAGAAGATTATTTGTCCGTTCGACCAAGGCGAGATGGCGCACCCCGATTACAACCAGTGGAAGATTCTGAACGCTTTCCTGAAGATTATGAACCGATGGGACGAGTCGGTGATGGCGGTGATGCGGGAGGTGGACACCGATGTTCACGTTTGTGATAACGGTTGGGTTTTCTTGGACAGGGATTACTGGTTTGGGGACGATGGGAAGATTACGAATGAGGAGGTAAAAAGCATCATCCGTTTCGACCCGAACATGATGCGGCTTATCATGAGTCGGTACGGAATGGGGACGAGCGAGACAGGCGCGTATTCGTATTTCTGTGTCGAACACCGAAACAAGGTTACGGAGTTCGCCGAGAAGAGTGAGGAGCATAAGTGCCAGTGCGGCAAGGTGATGATACCGGCCTGGTATTGTGCGCTTACCCGCGCAGAGCGGTACTACTATGGGCCCCGTGAGATATACCACGTCAAGATGTACTCGAACGCGCAGGGCTACGGCGTCCCGCCTCTCATGTCTTGTTACATGAAGGTGAACGCCTTGCTCCGCATGGACAAGTTCATTTTGGATGCGTATTCGCTTCAGCGGGCTCCGCAGGAACTACTGATTTTGCGGGGTAAGCGGGACAGTATCCACCACGCGTGGGAATGGTTGATGCAGAAGGCTCGCGAGAACCCGAACATGGTGTACCCGTTGGTTATTGAGGGCGATGGCGGGGGTGACAGCGGCAGGCGGATAGTCGAGCACGAAACGTTCTCTCTCAAGCCGATAGAGTGGGAATGGAGCCAGATGCGGGACGAATACCGCCGCGTGGTTAGTGCGGTGTACGGTGTCCAGCCTTTGTTTTCGGGCGGTGCAGGTGACACGGGCGGGGGGCTGGCGAATGAGGGACTGCAAATCGCTGTCACGGCGTTGGCTATCAAGCAGGAACAGCACACTTGGAACACGTTTTTGGAGTTCGTCAGCGACCAGTTGGGATGCCCGGATTACAAGTTCAAGCTGGAACCGAACGAGCAGGAAGACGAGCTTCGGGACTTGGAAGTGGAGCGGAAGCGTATCGACATGGCCGTGATTATGGCCCAGTTGGGTTACGATGTGGAACTGCACGAAGACGCGAAGGGACGGATGGAGTTCAAGTTCAAGGAGAAGCCACCTGCGCCAGTTGGGGCGCCGGGGCCCGAGGGACTGATTCCGCAGGAAGACGTTTCCACGGACACGGCGAAGGACTACTTAGAGTCCGATTCGATGAGTCCTGAGCAGAACCGTGACGAACGGTGGGACGAGGAACGGCGAAGGGCGGCAGGCCCGGCACAGGTAGGCGAGGCGGTAAGTGTCGGCATGGGGTTGGGCGAACTCCAATTTGACGATGATATGGAAGTAGTGAAGGTGTGCGAGGCGTGCGGTGGAGAGGCAGAGGCGCCGGACTTGTCTAATATGGAAAAGAGCTATTCGCAAGACAGGGAGCGCACCATGCGGATGATAGCAGGCGGGGACCCGCATTGTGATGTAGAAGGGTGCGGGGCGCCGCAAAATCGGTTGATGATTGCGCACCACAAGCCGGACGAGTTTGCGGGGTACGCTTCGCGTTCGGGCGGGGCGAACTACGCGCGGTGGATGGTGTACGTGCGGGAGCATCCCAGCAATTATCACCTGCTTTGTCCCGAGCATCACTCGCAGGCAGACCAGCGAAAGGTGCCCGGCCCGGAAGTGCACCGAAAGGACGTTCAGTTGTTGAGGGCGTTGGCAGGGGCGGAGAAGGCAAACTATAAGAGCAAGCCGATTAAGAGCAAGAAGAACCCGCGCGGGGACGAGAACATCCCGATAGAGACGGTTCAGGGTTCCCAGAACATGAACATCCTCGAAGCCCGCCCGGGAAGCCCCGGTTAAACATGCCAGAAACCCATCAGAAACCCACGAGGAACGCTCCGGGCTCGGAACCCCCTATCCTGACACCTTTTACGAAGGGGGCACAGGGGATAAAGCCCGATGTCTCCCCGCAATGGAGGGCCCGACGGGAGGGGTACGCCCGAATGGACAGCCGGTACAAGTTACGGCGGGTTCGAGACAGCACGAACCGCAGCGGGATGCCTAATGTTACGGGTATCCGAGGCAAGTACACGAAACCGTATTTGGGGAAGGCCACCACGTTCCCGAAGAGCAACGTGGCGCAAAGGTTCGCCGAGCGGATTCGGGCGGACATGCCCAAGTTCCGGACCACGGAGTTCCCGATGCAGGCTCCGTACATCGCGGAGCGATTTGCGACGGAGTTGGAGCGCAGCACGATTGACAGTATTTCGGAGGAGATGGACAAGGCGCTGGCGATAATCCGAAGTCGGGCCGAGAAGCAGTTGGGCGAGGCGATAGAGGTGACTCGGGCGGAGCAAGACTACTTGCGGGCGTTGAAGGGGTACGTCATCAAGCAGGTTCAGAACAGCGCTTTGAAGTGGCGGGCGGATTTGGTGTCGTCACTGCCCACGTTAAAGCCGGGGGAGGTGTGGCATCACTTGGTAGATAAGGAGTTCGAAGTGAAGAACGATGCTACGGCGGCGGCGCGTTCATTGATTGGGGGCGTGTATAACAGTTACATGGCATGGTTGATTACCCGCAAGACGGCGGGGGTGTTCAAGTGGGTGAACCCGATGGACAAGCGGACGAGTGCTATCTGCCGGAAGATTGTCGCGCGAACGCACGGTGGGGTAAGTCTCGACCAATTGAAGATGATTGTGCGGGAAGAGGCCGACAAGGGGTGGTACAAGGCCCGAAGCCCGTTGCTGCCGCATCCGCAATGCCGTTCCACGTTCGTATTGGTGAGGAAGTTGTGAAAGCCTTAAATAGCCCTTTGGGCATGAGTAATTGATGGACGAGGCGGCCATCCCGGTTGCTATCGAATATGACGTGAAGGGAGGGCGGGTAGTCTTGTCCGAGATGGAAGAGTCAGTAGTCAAGATTCTGAAAAAAAAGTTGGAGGCCATGAAGAAGGTGACATTACAGGTGCACGAAGAGGGGTTCATAGTCAGCCCGAACGGGGTGTATTTCACGGCTGACGACCCGGCGGAACACCGTATCGGTGTGGCGTAGATGACAGACGAGGTGTTGAGGCTCACTTGGAAAGACGTTCAGAAGGCGGTAAACAGCATAGCGGAGGAAGCAAAGGCGTACAAGTGGGACACCGTGGTGGCTGTCATGCGGGGTGGGATGGTTCCCGCGCGTATGCTCGCGGCAAAATTGGGTGTGACGAATATCGTGGTGTGGAACGGAAAGCACGGCACGTTGGGCGTGGCAGAAGGGCACACGTTGGTAGTAGATGACATTGCCGATTCGGGGCACACGATGGCGCGGGCGAAGTTCGCGTTCGGGGCGCCGATGGCGGTGCTGGTGGACAAGACCAAGAAGGCCGATTATGCCGGGATGGTAGTGCCCGACAAGCGTTGGGTAATTTTCCCTTGGGAGGGCGTGGCGGACAAGGTGAACGAGCGGCAGATGATGGAGGAGCAAGCATGACGAAGGCAACGGTTAAGGTTCTGGTGATTCGGAACGGAAAGGTTGTTCAGACAGAAGAGAAGTTGAACGTGACGACATCGGCAGGAATGGGGGCGTTGGCGTCATTGTTTATCGGTAATTCGAGTTACTCTTGGAAGTATATTGCCATTGGAACGGGTTCGCAAGCGGCGGTTCCCAGTGTTTCTACATTGGTGGCCGAATACGGACGTTCTTTGGCGTCGTGTTCGCTCGGCACCACGACGTACACGAACGACACGGCAACGATTACGGCGGGATGGTTGTTCAGTTCGTCATATACGATTCAGGAAGCGGGGTTGATGAGCGCGAATTCGGGCGGGACGATGTTCGGGTACATCACGTTCGGCCCGTATAATGTTGTCAGCGGGGATTACGTTTCGGTGGCGTGGACAGAGCAAATGGTATAAGGGTGAGCAATGGGGGCCGTAACAGTCACAGTAACCGTAGGTGGAATCCTTGACTCGGGATTCACACAAAGTTGGTTTTGTTCCGGGCCCAGTGGTACGGGCACAGTTACTTGGGCATTTCAGTGTGTTCAGCAAGGTGGCGGTACAATCGGGCCTTCTACGTACACCGCCGTAAATGCCAATACTCATACGTTTTACACAAATTGTACCCCCGGTATTTGGGGTGCCAACGTTGGCATGTCCGACACGAATGGACAGTACGGTAACGGTAATGCCAGCGCCACCATCGGTACGGGGTATCAAGTCGTCCAGAATGACACGGTTACAGTAACAAACGTAGGAACCACGGCGTCGTTCCTTATTATACCGACGGTGAACGAGATTGGGAATGTCAAGACGACTGACGCGATACAGATTTATCACGAAGGTCAGAAGATGCCGGGGTTCGACATTCAGACAAGTCGCGGTATTAGTACGGCTGGCAGTCTTCAGTTCAAGACGCCAGCTACTTTTGGGGCTTCGATTAACTTGTATGATAGGATAGAGTTTGGGTATCGGGGGCACGAATCGTTTTACGGGTGGGCGTATTCGATTGACAAGAGCAGCGAGTACATTTATCAGATTACGGCTTACGATGGTGGGTATGGGATGGCGATGTTCGCCGGCCTCACGCAAGGTGTTATCTCGCGGGCGGGAGCAACGATGAGCGTGAGCGGGTTGTTGGGTAACTACGCGTTACAGGTGGTTGGTTTAGGGGCATCGAAATCAGACAAGTTGGGAGTCAACGTCGTACAGAGCGAACTCCCAGTCGTTTTCGGGTGGAACTTTTCTGGCGGACAGGTGTTGCAGAAGATTGAGGCGGTGGCGTTGGGGTTCGGTTACGTTTCGTACACGGACTATCTCAGCAATATGACGCTCTCGAACTATCAGATAGAAGCGGTGTACCCGTATGGTAGCGGTACGGTTGTCAGCACTACGCCGGTAGGAACGGTGTTGTTGCGGGAAAACACGGACGGATTCGTAGTTCAGTCCAAGAAGTTTAACCCCAGTGAGAAGTATGGGTTCTGGCAAATGAACGGGTTGGAAGCCAGCGGGGCCACGCTTTCTGCGACAGTGGGAGTCACGCAGCCGCAGCGGACGATGGGTACGAACTGGTTATTGGTTCAAGCGTCAGACGCGACATTGCTGGGAACCATCGCGAATACGTATTACGACGTCTTCGAGAACGGGGTTTGGACGGTTACGGCGTGGTCGAAGCGTTGGTTTGACACAAGCGGGGTAGATGTCGGAGGCAGTATCGCTTCGTACATCGGAGACGACAGGTATCTCATTATGTCATCGCCTTCGTTGGGGATAGCCGTAATGGATATGTCGGAAGGAGGGGTGATGTTTTTGACGGGCGGCGCGGTGAGTGCGACCTACGTTCGCAATTCTGAGAGCCCGCAAATCTGTGCTATTCAAGGTAGTCGGATTTCGGAGGTTGGTGGGTTCTTAATCGGCGCCCCGGGAGTCCTTGGTACGATTGGAACGGCAGGGACGTTGGCGGGGCAGAGTATGGATTATGATGGTTTGGACACTTTGTACACGGCCACCCCAAGCGGGACAGTGTACGCGACGAACTGGTACAATGGGATAAGTTCGGTGGTGGCTACGATTGGTAGTTCGATTACTACGATACTGGCGCCTGCGCCCGGGGTAGCCTACGTGGGCACCCCGAGTGGGGTGGTTCGAGTGGGTGGCGGAACGATTGATGGAACGAGCGGGTATCACGCGTATCGGATGTTCTACGATTCCACGAGCAATTTGGTGTACATTTGCGCGGGCACGAGCGGGGTAGTGTCCTTCTTGCTGGGGGCAACCAGTACGTCGGGGACGCTCACGGTTAGTTATGCCGTTCCCGAGGGAGTGTTCATAGGCTGTGCCTTGCAAGATGGAAGTGGTGGAATCGTTTTGGGCGGGACGGTTAGTATAGCGACTTACACTACGCAGGTGATAAGTACGGTTACAGTTGGTTCTGGTACGGTAATTTGTGACATGGTGTACGACACTGCGTATTCGCAGTTGGCGGTATTGGCGCCGGTAAGTTCTGCGAATAGCACGTACGTCATGTTTTTGAACCCTACAGCATTGGGCACGCCCATCCGTACTGCGGTGTTTTCTGGTGTTGCGGACCAAAGAATGCGAGTAATCGACACGGTGATTTCGCGGCAGAACCTTTACACGTTACAGTTTGCGGACGGGACAACGTTGTACAACTGTATCGTGGCAACGGTTCAGGTTACGCAGATGGGGACGACAGTGACGTTTACGAGTGGGCAAGTGAGTGCGGGAGCGTTTGCGGGGCCGACGGACCCAACGCAGCTTTCGCTGTGGAATGTCGTTACGACGATGACGTAGGAAGGAAAGTATGAACACAAACCAAGATTTTAAATACCATGTTCTTCCTATTAATACCATGCCATCTGGAATCTATCAGCGTACGCCGGAGCAGTTAGAAAGACTTCGAGAAGCGGGACGAAAGTTGGGTTCGGTTCAGGGCCCGAAGAATGCTAAGTCTGGCAGATTTCAGTCTGTTGAGTGGAAAGAGCGGGCGGCTCGACAGGGGCGAAAGAACGTTGAATCCGGGCTTTTGGAGCGGATTAGTCTGCCGTCACGGTTCAAGAAAGGCGAGATAAGAACGACAGCGCAGCGTGAGGCGAGTGCACGGGGCGGTGTGAAGACGATGCTCAAGATTCGCGGGCGTCAGGGGCCCAATGAAGAAGAGAAGCGGCTTCGTGCAGAATTGGATAAGTTGGGGATTGAGTTTAAACCGGAAGTGTATTTGGGTGATGGTATGGGAATTGCAGATGTGGTAGTTGGGAAGGTTGTGGGTGAGTTGGACGGCGGCGGGCATTGGGTAAATTTCGCGCGCAAGAAAGGGGTTACTGACGAAGAATATCGTTGCGGAATCGCGGCCAAAGACGCGAGACATGACAAGCGCAGGAGGCATAATGGTTACGTCGTGATTCGGGATTCGGACCCGATTCGATTGGCGAACAGGATTAAGGAGGTAGTACAATGAATACCAAAGTTGGGACCAACTGGCGAGGGTTTACGGTGGGGCACAGGATTTCGGGCCACGAGAAGTGCGGGCGCATGCACGGCCATAACCTTCGGGTGCGGGTAGAGGTAGAAGGAGACATTGACGCCAAGACGGGAATGGTGGTGGATTTCGGGGTGCTGAGCATGGACTTGGCAGAGATTGTCGAGCCGTGGGACCACAAGTTCCTCGCGCCAAAGGATTCTGCGAGGTTGGGATGGTGGTACGGGGCGCAGTGGCTTGAGAAAGAAGCAGCATGCAGTACGGTTCTGCCATCGCGGGCGTACTTGATTGACTGGGGGTACGTGTTGCCGGCAGAAGACGTGGTGTTGTTGAACCTGTCTGTCATCTCGTCCGAGAATCTGGCGCACTGGATTCTGTGGCAGTTGATTACGAAGCCGTGGGCGATGGGCAAGCTGGTTCGGGTTCAGGTAAGCGAGAATGGCGAGAACATCGCGGAGGCAAGTCATTTTGTTCAGAAATACAGCAGCACGTCAAGTTGGACGTACACTGGACAGGGGCAGAATTGGTATGTTGGCCTCAATGCGAACAACGCGGCTGCGCCAGCGGGGAACTGGGTTCCGACATGGATTTACCCCCCGTGAGGATGAACAGGTTTAAGTACGCGAACGGGTAATTGTTGTATCAATGGCGGGCACGTTAACGTTCAAGGATAGTTTGGGAGGTTCAGTCGCAGCCTTCGAGAACGGAAGCGTTCCGGTGTCGATGGCCGTGCAAGGGACGGTTGTCGCTTCGTTGACAAGCCCGAACGACACGTTGACTTTCGGCGGCGGCGTGGGCGGGAGCATCACGGCGGACTTGAACCTCGCTAACCCGAATACGTGGACGGGCGCACAGACATTCAGTGGAGGAATTGGTGGCTCGTTCGCGGTGAATCCGGGCGGAACGGTTACGGCGGGAGTCTGGGCGGGAAGCAAGATTCCGAATTCCGAGTTGTCGGGGCCGTCCGTTACGACCATTGCAGCGGGAACCGGAATTGGGGTTGCTTCCGGAGGCGGGGTTGGGCCGGCTACGATTTCAAATGCCGGTGTCGTGACGGTAAACGGTTTGACTGGGGCACCAGTGATTGCTGGCGGTGTTGGAGCAACCATTACTGCGGGCGGCGGAACGATAACGGTGGCGTTCACCGGCACGTCGGGGGTTGCTTCGGTAAATGGAGTGACAGGAAACCCGGTGATTGCTGGCGGGACGGGGGCTACGGTTACGGTGTCCGGTTCAACGATTACAGTCACTCCGACGGCAGTTCCTAACACAGCGTTGGCGGGGCCGTTGGTGAATGAGATTGTTGCGGGTTCGGGCATTACTATTGCGCCGTCCGGGGGAACCGGAACGGCAACGATTAGCGTGAGCAACTTTGTGTGGAAGGGGGCTCTTGGGGTGCCATTTGTTACGGTTTCGGCGGTGGGGACATCGACATCAACGTTGATTACAGTAATGAACAATGGCTGTAATTACGGGCCCGACACGCCGTTAACGGCAACGTGCGGGTTGCAAGAAGCGGAAAACACCGGGCTATCGTATTATGTGACAGCGGGAACGTACAATCTTGGAACCTCGCTTGTCGTCATCAATTCGAACAAGCAGATTTTCTGTGACCCCGGGGCGGTAATCAACGTGGCTTCGGGCGTGACGTTCCCAACGAAGGACGGTTGGAACGGAAGCACGGATTGGACGCAGATGGTAGTGTTTGCGAACTGTTCTAATGTGGATTGGTACGGTGGGATGTTGCAGAACCGGAACACAACGAATAACAGTATCAGTGGATTTGTATTTGCGGGAAACACGTCAAATATCACTGTTTACAGCGACACAGTTCAGGGCATGACACGGTGGGCGCACTGGATTACTGGGTATGCGGCGATTGGCACGATTACGGCGGACGGCAACGTGTCGAACATTTCGATTATCTGCCCGACGGTGGTGAACTGTGGAAATACCACGACTCCCGACGGAGGATTTCTCAAGACAGATTTGAACGCGACGACGGGAAGCATCTCCGGAATTTTCGTTCTTAACCCGCAGGGAACCGGGTTGAATTGTATGGGAATTGACTTTGAAAATGACGAGAGCAGCCCCGGGCTTTTGTCCAACGTTCGAATCATTGGCGGGAATCTGACGGCATCGAGCACGGTTTCAGCAGCGGGAGTAGGGTTGTTTGTCGAGGCGCAGCATGGTCTTCAGAGCGTTTCTGATATTGTCTTTAGGGACGTGAAGGTGAACGGGTTCACGGCGGGCTCGTATCTGTACACGGACAACCAGCGGGTAACGTACGACAATGTCACGTTCAACAGCCCGTTGAATGGAACGATTGGAGTGTTCATTTTGCCGGATAATGCCAGCACACTTTCGGTTCAGAATCATTTCCAGATTCTCAATACGAAGGTTTTGGGATTCACAACGGCATACGAAGTCGACATGGTTCCGGGCTCGTCTGGAGTTGGTGTCAACGATGTCACGTTTGTGAACTGTGTCGCAGACGACAACGGCGCAGGAAGGATGACAGCGGGGCTTAAGCTTGTCAATGGCACCTCGAAGTGGATTAACACGCTTCACGCGGTGAACTGTAATTTCTCGCAGGTTGCGGCGGGCGGAACGGTTCTGGTTGAGAGTGGTTACAATTCGTCATACGCGACAGATGTGATTTTCGACGATTGTACGGGAATCCCAAGCACGTTTTCGGGCGGGGTATCTCAGATTGTCGCGGGAACGGGTGTCTCGTTGAGTCCGGTGGGGGGAACCGGGACGGTAACAGTTTCGGTTACGGGGTTCTTGCCAGTTGGGGGCGCGGTTACATCGCTCAATGGGTTGCAAGGTTCTCTAACTGCAATCGGTGGAACCGGGGCCACGGTTACGACAGCGGGTTCGACAGTTATAGTTACGCCCACGGCGGTGCCTAACTCGGCGCTTGCGGGGCCGCTTGTGGCGGAAATCGTGGCGGGAACCGGCATCACGCTTTCTCCGGTAGGTGGAACGGGGACTGTAACAATTAATGCTTCGGGAACGCTTAGCGCAAGTTGGAATGTAGTGGGGGGAAGGCCGTTCTATACGTTCTCGCCATCGACTACGGCGGACGGTTCGGACTTCATTGCGGGCTCGGATTTGATGAACAGTTTTGCGTCGTGTGTGGCGACATTGTGTTCGACTGTGACAGTGGGAGCCACGCTTTACATGAAGCCCGGAACGTACACGTTGAACGGGCCATTGTTTGTTACGGGGACATCCGAGCAACAGCCGTTACTTGTCATCGCAGACCCGGAAGCGAACTTTGTGATTGCGTCATCGCCTCCGGGGTGGGGTATTCAGTGTGGTTCGGGCACGCGGCGTCCGCATCTTATCTTTGCCAGCGCGTCTTATGTCGAGTGGCGGGGCGGGAAGTTCACGAGTTCGGTGGCCCGTGCGTCGCAGATTGGATACTTGGGCGGAATTCATATCGCGGGGGCGGTTGACCATCTTACGATTCGTGACACGCATATTGGAGAAGCGGTAAACGGACTGTCGAACTTTGCGATTCACGCGACGGGCGGGTATGTGAATGGGTCCGGGTTGCCCACGGGGATTTCAACGATTAACGCGCCGAGCACGGGATACTCGAACATCTTTTTGTACGACAATCGGTATAACTATTGTGGAGGAACGGGAACCGCCCTTACAGGAGATGGTGGGGGAGAAGGCTGGCACAATGACAATAATTGGGGGAGCCTGAACGGGACGATTGCGCCACCGTGTGGCCCCGTGTTCTCGAAGAACTCGGTGGGCGTAAATATGCCGTGGTATGGTTTGGACGTTGCCAGTGGCACAACGATGGTGGGGCTGGTTTCGAGTATCTATGTTGATGGGATGTCTATTACTTTGAACCCCACCGTGGCGGGCACGTTAGCCATCGCATTGCAGTTGGAAGCGGGTCCGTATTTCTCAGGGGGTTCGCCTCCGATGTGTAACAACGTCAGCATTACGAACTCGTATTTCTCGGGCGGGTGGAAGAACAGTATCGGTTATAACTGGGAGACAATCACTATCGAAAACACGACGTTTGCCAATGCGAATAACACCGGGCTCTTTGTGACTTGCGGGACAGGATTGCTTCAGAATGTTCAGTTGATTGGTGTACGGTGTTTGAACAATAACCAGAAGCTAAGTGGGGCGGGGGCGTTCAACGCAGGGCTGACGATTGGGGCCGTCAACGCAACCGACACGGGAACGTGTAACGGGGTGACAGTCATCGGCGGAGACTTTTCGGATTATCAGGCAACCCCGACCCAGAAGTACGGGATTTGTCCGTACAATGGTTCGACAATGAGTGTTCCTGCGGTGGTGGAGAACATCACGATTCTGTCGGGGTACACCGCGATTGGGAATACCTCGGCAGCGGTTTATTCGGGCTCGAAGGCACCCGTTTATTCAAGTGGAGCCACCTCGCCAGTGGCGGCGGGTGTGGGAATCGCAGTTTCGACTGTCACGGGCACGTTAACAGTTTCGGCGAGCAACGTGCCGTGGGACGTCGGGATTGGTAAGATAGGGTATTCGGTGTCGCCGGCTGGAACATCGACGGCGGGGATTACAGTTCCGAATAACGGCGCAGACTTTGGACCCGACACGACATTGGGTTCGACGGTTCCGGGTGTTACAGGTACGCCGTACACGGCAACGAACGGAATCAATGAAGCGGGCGCGGCGGCTCAGATTGCGAAGATGCCGAGCAACGTTTACATTTACGGCGGCCCCAATACGACAATTACGGTAACGTCTCAAGTCGTGTTTAAGAATGGTGTGAGTTACATTGGTGACGGAGTTCAGTTGTGTGCCGGTGGAGGGCTTTTGAACCCGTTCACGACAGACACCACGGCAGTGTACTTTAGAGGGAGGGTTCAGGGATTGGTGTTGAACGGCAATAACTACACGGGTACGACAGTGTTTACGATTGTGAACGCACAACGTTCGGTGTTCGAGTCGGTAGTAGTCGAAGGAGCCAACGCGACGCTGACAGCGGTTTCAGTGTCGAGCAGCCCGACAACGTACGCGAATCTGAACGCTTGGCCGCAGGTGGTTAACGTTTACGGCGGGACGGTTACGGGCATCACTCTTGGAACGGTTGCGTTGGGCGATACGGCGGGAGCATTCTGGGTGCCTTCGTTGGGTAGCATCACGGTGTCGTGGAGCGGCAAACCGTTGATATGGGCGTCGAACGGAATCGGGTGGTTCCTCACGTCGGGAACGAACGGCGCGACATCGCCGTGGGCAGGGAACTATAACTGTGGCGGTAACAATTTCATTGAGTGCACGGCGGAGACGTGCTCGGTTGGGTGGATTCAGTATGGGTTAACGTCTTCTACGCACGTCACTGACAACCACATCCACGAGTTGTACGTTCACGCGGCGAATATCCTCGGGATGGGATTTGTCTATGCCAGCGACACGAACACGTATGATAGGCTGGAAATGTCGTTGAGCAGTTCGGCCAATGGTACGGTGGGTGTCAATGGAACCGGCGCGGTGATGGTGGCGCTCAATATGTTGAACCCGACAGTCGAGGAGTACATCTACGCGAACCATATCTATCTCTGTTCGTTGGATACGTCGTACCCCGCGCAGCAAATCGGGTTCCAAGTCGGGTACAACTCGACGGATGCCAACGTCTGTGATAATTTCATGGGTGTGGGAAGCCTAACGGCGGTGGTGGTGCCGGAATCGAACGGTAGTAGATTCTATTGTTACGATTTCCATGAAGGACAGAAGATGGCTTACTGGGGCACGGGGAATTACTATACGTGGTACACGGAGAGTGTCAGCGGGACAACGACAGCGTATTACTATACGAACTTGCCGGCGTTTGCGAAACTGGCGAACGTTACGGGGGGCACGGGACTAACGGGAATCACAATGAACATCGGCACTGGGGCAGCGATTCCACTTGGTGGGACGACGGGGACGTACTTGTTACCTCCGGGTGCCACGTTGAACTTTACGGGCGCCACGGGCAAGCCCACAGTTCAGACGCTTTTGCTGGGGCCGTAATGCGGAGTTGAAATGTCGGGAAGTGCTGGTGACGTAACAGCGGGTGGGGCCGGCGTCCAAGCGGGCGGCGAACCTCTCACAGCGGCGCAGGAGACGAACTTTCTCGGCCCTGACAAGTTGGTGGGGTTGAGAATCTTATCGGCAACCAGTCTGCGGGTGCTCTATTGGGAAAATGTGAAGAGTCTGGACGTTCAGCGAATGGCAAACTCGATTGTGGTGAGCATCGAGGAAGAGAAGCAGGAGGCCATTGGACTTGGGCGGGAGAGTTTCAAGGACGTGGACGTGCGGGCGGTGTTGTACATGCTGGAACAGGACCCGCTGGGGATTTCGGACGAGAACGCGTTCGAGGGTTACTTGCAGGTGATTCACGATGCGTTGACTCAGTACAGTCCGTACAGTGGCCTGTCCAGAGACACGGTTGGCGGGAACAACGTTGTCTGGGTGAAAATCGTGAACGAAAGGCGTGCCGAGGATGTGCGTGGAATCATCCTGTATGAGATTTCTTTTCAAGTGCGGATTTATGTGGGGCCCGGAACGGTGACGCCATACGGGCAGAACGTGGTGCCACCTGTCATCACGACAGGCAATACGATTGTGACGGTGCCGGGTCCGGGAATCGTGATGGCGTCGTTGCTGATGATGGGGAGTCTGATGCAGGTGATGGCGCAGTTCCTCGCGGGATTACCGGCAGGCACGGTGAGCGCGTGGAACATCGTTCCGTTCGTCACTACGAAGTCGGTTGATTTGCAACGAGCAGGAAACACCGTTGCTATTGGAGCGCCCACGGGTTCGGGGCGTATCATCGGACTGGGATTGGGGCAGATGGGTTCGGGTTCGTACAGTCAGCAGCAAGTCACGGAATACACGTTCAAGTTGACGTTGTGGACGATTTCCGAGCAAGACATCGTAGCGGCAACGGATTGGATTACGGCGAACTCGCTGTTGTATTTCTTGAATCTGCCGTATGACGGAGGGCAAGTGGTAATGTCAAAGATGACGAGTTTCGGGCAGAAACAGAAAGAGCGTGGTGTCTGGTGGCGCACGTTGGATTTGATGCTTGAGGTGGTGATTGGGGTTTGAGCGGGCGAAGGGGTGGGAGTAAGATTCGGCGCAATCGCGAAGACAAACAGGCACGGCGAGAAGAGTGGATACTGCGTCAGAGTCGGGAACGGAAACACGGAAAGCGGGGTAAAGGTTATATAGAAAGCGGGCAGTTTGGTAAGCGATGACAAACGGAACACTTTCGGCCACGGTTCACGCGCAAGGTGCGCTCGTAAAGCCCCTTTTGGTTGATAAGGTAACGGGGGCCATCCCTGCGCTTCGTTGGCAACCGGACGAGGTGCTGTATCGTGTTTTCGATGTGAGTGCCGGAGCCTTGCGTATGATGTCGGTGCCAGCGGGGACAGGTGTAACGTCTGTGATTTGGCAGACGAACGAGGTTCTCAGTGCGGCGTATGACAACGTGAACAAGAAGCTACAGGTGAACGTAGTCGCGGCGAGTACTTTCGCGGCAACGTTGCTTCAGCCGAATGAGATTTGGCGGAACGTTTTTGACCCTTCGACGGGAGTGCTCCGAGTGGCGAAAGTTAGTACGGGGGGAGGCCCGGTTGCGGGGCGGAAGTGGCAGGTGGACGAAGTGTTGAGTGGTTCTTATGACCCGGGGGCGAACGCTTTGCGGGTAGTCAGTGTCGGTGCGGGAAGCGGCCCGACAACGCAAATCCGGCAGCCGAACGAGGTTTTGAGTCTGTGCTACGACCCGAAGGCACACGCTATCCAAGAGACGGGGGTTTGAAATGCCGAACAACGACGACACGGTGAGCAAGTGCCGTCTTAAGTTGGCAACGCAAGAGGCGGTTACGGCGCTCAATGAGAAGGTTGAGATTTACAACCGGAACCTGCGGGAGACGATAGAGAAGAACGAGGAAGTTCGTAAGAACGAGTTTGCGAAATCCGATGCAACTTTGGATGTCAGGCTCGAAAGCATGAACCAGTTTCGGCACCAGATAGAACAAGAACGTTCGACTTTCATTACCCGCGACCAGCACGACATTTTGCGGAGCGAGCTGATGCTCGAAATCAAGCCGCTCCAAATCGCGGCAGCCAACCGAGCCGGGGTAGCACAGGGCAGGGATTGGACATTGTACGTTTTGTTCGGGATACTTTCGTTTGTGGCAGTCGCTGGCCTGTTTATCCATTGAGAAAGGTTTAAGTAGGCAGGAATAGGTAGATGTCTCGATGACTGATACGTATCGAGACTTGGTAATTACGGACGACAAGAATCGTCATCAAGTCTATTATACTTAGATACTATATACACCCCGATAACACTTAATTATCCATGCCACCCTTCAAAGATTTAACCGGACAGCGATTCGGCAGACTGGTAGTTGTTAGGTTTGTGGGAAGAGAACGATACAAAGGCGCACTTTGGAATTGTAAGTGCGATTGTGGGAAAGAAAAAGTCGTTCGTGGTGGAAGTTTGGGGTTGGGAAAAACGAAATCGTGCGGGTGTTTGCAACGAGAGAATGGGGCCACTGTTGGGCATTCTCGTTGGAAAGGCGGGAAGACATCGGACGGGTATGTTCAGATACAGCGGGATGGCAAGCATTTGTTGGAACATCGGATTGTTATGGAGCGGTATCTCGGGCGGAAACTTTTGGAGGGGGAGAACGTCCATCACAAGAACGGGATTCGAAACGACAACCGAATTGAGAATCTGGAACTGTGGTCAACGTGGCAACCGACAGGACAACGAGTCGAAGACAAAACCGAATGGGCAATCAGGTGGCTGAAGCAGTACAAACCCGAAGTGATGAGGGGGCCGTAAGGTTTAAGTAGGCAGGGAGAGGTAAAGGGTTTGATGACGGACACTTACCGAGATTTGGTCATAACAGACGATAAAAATCGTTTGGTTGCAGGGTTCGCCAACGTTGCTGTTCTGGACAGGCAAGGGGACATCGTTCCGACAGACGCAATGGCGAAGGCCATGCTGGAATACATGAAGCGGGGCGGGGTGGTTCTTTTGGGCCACGCCAACAAGCCGGTGGGCAAGGTAGTCCAGTGGAGCATCCAGAAGCCCGAAGGTAGCGATGCCGATGGAATCCATATCATTGCAGCCATTGACACGGGCACCGAGCCCGGAGACGAAGCGTGGAAGAAGCTCGGGAACAAGACGATTACGGGGTTTAGTATTGGTGGTTCGGCCAAGGAAAGCGAGAACGTGCGAGACAAGGCGGCGGTAGGTGGAGTCGCGCGGGAGCTTAAGGGCGTGGAACTCCATGAGATTAGTCTGGTGGAGATTCCCGCAAATCAGTTGGCAACGGTGTCGGACATCAGCGTGGCGAAGAGTTGTGATAACGGGACGTGTAAGATGGAGAAGGAAGTTCATCGTGGCCCATTTGCTGCGAAGGAAGAGGCTGACAAAACGGCCCAGAAGTTGAAGCAGGAAGGCTGGGCAGTTTATCGTATTGTTCAGGACGCGGATGGATGGTACATTGATTTCGGTTCTAAAGAGAACCCCGCGAACGAAACCGGGCGGGAGGAAATGCATCCCAAGACAAAACAGCCAGTTTTGATGGCGCAGAAGACTCTTGAAGACGTGAAGGCGATGGGGTTGGATTGGGAGTCTTCGAAGGAAGAGGCGGAAAAGGCGGCGCAGGAAATGAAGGCGGAAGGGTTCAAGGTTTACGAAATCGTTCCCGATGGGGACGAGTGGCGGATTGACTACGGGCGGGAGGAGAATCCAGCGCGTAAGACGGTAGATGAAAAGACAAAGTATCCAGACCCATACATTCCCGGGCAAACGATTGATTCGGCGGAGATTCATCGGAGGGCCGAGGAGCTTAAGCGGCGTGGGGAAGAGAAGGCCGAGGGAGCCCCCGAAGACCCCACGGTGAAGGCCGAAGGTCCGATAGCGTTGGAGCAAGACCCGAACTACGACCAGACGAAGTACGGGGTTCAGTCGATGGGGAAGGACGCCGTGGAAAAGGGCGGCAACGAGCAGGTTCGGCGTAAGGTTGGATTCGAGATTGCGGGGGCGAGAGTTCGTTCGGTGTCCCCAGACGGTTCGCGTGGGACTTGGCACCGCATGACGGACAGCGAGCGGGGCTTGAATCGTTTGTATGGTGCGGGAGAGTTGTCAGCGGCAACGAACATCCCGAGCGGGTTCCAGCCGGCGCAACCGATTCCGAAGAAGTCAGTGGAGGAGAAGGATGCGGTATCCACGGGCGAAGCGGGGGTAGAGAACGCGCGGTTCAGTCCTCCGCAGAAGCCCGAAGACATTGAGAAGCCGTTCAAGTCGCGGGCGCAACAGCGGTGGATGTTCTGGGCGGACCCGAAGATGGCGCGAGAGTGGGCGCACAAGACGCCGAACATTCGAAGTTTGCCTGAGCGTGCCAGCAAGAAGGATGTCATTGATGGAGACGAGGCACGTCCAGTCGGGGCAGAGGACGGAAGCAATCTGGTTCCCGAGGCGGATAACAAGAGCCATCCTGTAACGGGCGAAGAGGCGTTCACGGAGAGGGCGGAAGGTCCGCAGGGTGACAAGTACGGTGAGTTCGGTGAGAAGAGCGTCGAGAAGCTCAACCCCACAGACCAAGAGGCCGGCGATGGGACGTGTACGTGGTGCAAGGTGAAGACGAAGGTTCACGAAGACCCGCGTTCGGGCAAGCCGATTTGCGAGGCGTGCGCGGCGGAGTTACCGAACAAGGCGATGCAGCCCGAGCAGTTGAAGCCGGGCTATCAGGAGGGAAAGGAGTCTTCGACAGGCAAGCCCGTGATGCACGAACAGAAGGGCGAGTTCGAGTGCGAGACGTGCGGGAAGAAGCCGATGTCGTTCGAGGAGTGCGTGGCGCACGAGAAGACGTGCAAGGAGATGCCTCCCGACAGTTGTGACGAGTGCGGCAAGAAGGGAACGACTCGGCGCGGGTTGTGCGAGCAGTGCGAGGCCGACGCGGTGAACGAGGCGCGAGCCAAGAAGGGGCTCACGTTTAACAAGGCGGGCAAGTGTCGTGGGTGCGGATGTGCCGGGCACGAACTCGTTGACGGGCGGTATTGTCAGTCGTGCTACGAAGAGTTGCAGTATTTGATGGCCGAAGCCCGTGAAGAGTTCGGGCAGAAGAAGGCATTGCAACAGCGGACAGGGGTGCCGAGCACGATTCAGGTGGCGGGTGGAACGGCCACGTACGTTGGGACAGAGGTAGAAGACAAGAACGGGCGATGGGACGACAGCTACAAGACGAGCGATGGGTACTGGGTGATTCATCACGGCTCGGTGCACGACGTCTATCAGAAGTCGGTAGAGAAGGAGCCGCGTGATGCCACGGACGATGCGAATGTCGGGCCGACTGGATTGGCGGCGGAGCCAGCGTTACAGTCGTCTTTGGATGCGAAGAAGGAGGGTTCAGGGACTCCTGCGAAGGGTTCGGGTGGTAGAACTATCCCAGCTTCGGGCGGGCGAACGGTGAAGCCAAGCGGCGGGCGCACCACGAAGTTGTTGATGGCGTTGGCGGGCGTGCGGAAAGAAGAGAAGTCGGTGAGCAAGGAGTTGCGGTTGGTTCGGGCGTTGGCGGGAGTGGAGCTTGAGAAGTCCGGTGCGATGTGTAAGCGGTGCGGTTCAAGTCGTCGGCGGCTGTACAAGCGGAAGAAGGGAATGCTCTGCGGAAAGTGTGTCAAGGCCATCCGAACCCGTGCGTTAAAGCAACTGGCGGGTATCAAGAAGTAGAACGGGCCTTTAAATAGGACGCAAACCCATATATTTACGTGGAATCGAAATTGGTTCAGCGCGGTAGAAAGGGTTCATCGAAATTCCGAGATTTCCGGTTGACTCAAAGGCGCAGAGGAGTGAGAAAGAGTCAGCGTGAGTATTTCTTGAAGTCGAAGTACGGTTTGACTATTGCGGCATGGGAAGCTCTTTTCGAAGGGCAGGGAAGGGCCTGTGCAATTTGTTGTTCAAAATCTGCACGCGGTAAAGCGGGTGTGGGTTGGTGTACGGACCATGACCACGAAACAGGTGAGGTGCGTGGAATCATCTGTCAACCTTGTAATTTGTTGGTTGGTTGGATTGAGAAAAGTGCCTGTCCCGAAGAAATTGCGGTAAGGGTGATGAAATATTTAAATCAGGCAAGGTTGCGGAAGGTATAAATACCCCGAGTAGCATAGGATTTGGCATGCCGAAGGCAGTTCGTAAGGACCCGGACCCGGCCGTTGTGCCAAAGCCGGTGGACGAGGAAGAGAAGAGTGAGCCTATTAAGCCGCTCGCAGAGGAAGAGAAAGAGAACAAGGAGCCTCCGGGGCCACAGGAGCCAGTCATGGAGAAGGAACCGGACCCGGCGCCGAAGGAAGACGAGGAGTTCGAGGATGCGTTGAAGATGCTCGGTGAGCGCTTCGACAGGATGGAGAAGGCCATCACCTCGCTCGGTGAGGTTCTGAAAGCGAACTACACAAGCAAGCCGAAGCCGATGGACGCGGATTACCCGACGCCCCCGTTGGATGGCCCGAAGAGCGATGGGCTACAGGCTCCGAAGATTGACCAGGAAATCAACCCGGCGGCGAAGCCGTTCGGAAAGGGCAAGCCAGCGAGCGAGGAAGTTCGCAAGGCGGCACTTGCGGGAGCCGCGGACGGAAGCCGTGAGACGAAGCCACCGGTGGCGACAACGGAGGATTTGAGGGCAATGAGGTTGGCAATTTTGAAGGGCGAAACGAGCATTGCGAAAGAGAACGCCAAACTTGCACAGCGCAAGTATGGAGGTAACTAAGATGGCGCGGCAGTTGACCTTCCAAGACTTGATGCAGATGTACGACAGCGGCGGACTCGCCCCTATCATGGGAGCCGAGGACTCGTTCTTCGCTAAGAGCATCTCGGGAGCTATCAGTGCGACGGGCGGTGGAACGGGTGTGTGGAACCCTATCTACGGTGCGCAGTGCTGGTACCAGTTGAACACAGAAGCGAACCTCTTTGGGTTGCTTCCGAAGTTGACTTGGGACAAGAGCGGATTCCGTACGATTGCCTCGTTTACGCGTGCGGCTACCTTGATGGCGATTACGGAAACGGGCAGCTTGCCTACCCCGACAACGCCGACGATTAACACCGTCAAGTTGGTTCCGAAGATTGCGGTGAACACGTTTGCAACGAGCCAGATTGTTGAGCAGTTGGCGAAGTTGTCGCAGGACGACATTTTCGCGAACCTCGACACGATTCGGTTGTACTACGCGACTGAGCACGTCAAGCTGTTGAACCAGATGTTGAACAGCCTTGTCGTGGGAACCACGATTGCGACGAGCAACCAGTACAGCACCACGATTCCGACGTTCGAGAGCTTGGACCGTATCGTGTGCAGCTACACGGAGGGTAACACCGTAACGGGACTTGCGACAACGAACGCGACGTTGCAGGCTATCATCAACCCGTACAACGGTGCAGTCAACCGTTGCGCTGGTGGAACGACGGGATGGGACTCGCAGGTTATCAGCCCTTCGGGGACGATTAACGTTGCGGCGAGTTTGACGGACAGTGCGATTCGAAGCATTATCCAGAACACTCGTACGGCGGGCGGGTACAACAACGTGTTCCTGACGGGATACAATACCTATGCCGAAATGCAGGGATTGTACCTAAGCAACTGGCGCACAGTGACTTGGGGCGAGTTGCGTGTTGACACGGGCTTGAACGGGATTAAGGCGGCAGAGGGGCTGGACGTGGGAATGAAGGTTGCCTCAGCCTACGGTATCCCGGTAATCAGCGCGGTTGATACGGCACAGTCGCAGGGAACGGGAGTCGGAGTGGCGAATATCTACTTGCTCGACACCACGGACACGGAAGGCTACGGTGACGCGCGGTACGGAGTTCAGGTGTTGAACCCGACGAACTACCTTGAGACGAGCGCTCGGGACTTCATCCTGTTGGGTGCCCTTGCCTACGAGGCGATGTACATGACGATAGGCGAACAGGCGTGTCGGTTCTTCGCTGCGCAGGGTAAGATTCGGGACATTAATTGATGGGATAACCTCTCCTCAGTAATGCCAAACCCCTTCCACTAACCTATTCACTAAACTTATATACTAAGAGAACCATACCTTTCTACATGGTATTCGAAGTAATCGACACCCCCGAAAAGGCATGGTTGTTAGGTTGGATTGCAACTGACGGGAACGTTGACAGGTATCAAGTCAGGATTATCCTGAAAGATGGCGACAGTGAACGTTACGTTTGTGACGAGTTCGTAAAGGTGGCCGGCGGCAAAGTGTTCTTGCGCGAAAAGACAAATGGGAAAGTAGAGCATTACAAGACGGTTACGTGGGAATTGAACGGGGTTGAAGAGTGTGAGAATCTCGTCAAACTTGGGATTGGCCCAAAGAAGTCATTGGTATTGGGTAAAGTGGCTGTTCCAGAACAGCTCCTTTGGCACTTCGTTCGTGGAGTGTTTGAGGGCGATGGTAGCGTTTGGCTGACAACGCAAACGGGGCGCGGCAGGCCGCAAATCTCGATTACAAGCGGCAGTAAAGTGTTCGCAGAATGGGTAGCCGAGATTACGGGCGGGAAGTTGTATCCGAAGGAGAAGCCCCGGCGGAACACGTCGTACAGCATCGAGTTCGGCAACCGCGAGGTAATCGAGGCGTTTTACAAGCGGGCCTACGCAGACGCGGGTGAGTTCGTTCTTTTGCGAAAGAAGCAGAAGATTGAAGAGGGGCTCGGAGCATATTTCAGTTCTGAAGAGCGCGGTGAAATTGGACGGCAGAACGCAGTTCCGTGGGTAGAACAGTTCACGAAGAAGCACGGCATGAGTCCGATTGAGTGGAATCTGAAGAAAGGGGCGGGCCAATCACCTTAAATACACCCGAATCTTACCCCAAATCACGGAGGGATGGGGAGGGTAACAGCTACACAGCGCTGTGGAGTAACACCGCAGAACGGGAAAGGACCCGGTGCGGCCCGTGTGTTCGGGCTTACCCCGGGAGAAACTGCTCTGTGCCACGGTGTATGTCCGGGGGTAGTGCCCGGCCTCCTCTACCTTTACGAACAAACTGGGAGTATGATGGCGTGTCGTGGTTGCTTGATTCACCCTAAGCGCGGCTATATGTAGTCGCCTGCGGGTTGTTTAACTATGACATGGACAGATGTGGCCGAACATGAAGAGCGACTGAAGGCGATTGAGACGGTTTTGAAGAATGAGTTGGAAGCTTTGAAAGCGGACTTGGCAAAGGAGAAGGCGAAGTTGGAAGCAGAAAAGCTCTTGCCAAACGTGAAGCCGGCAGTACCAGTACCGGAAGTCAAGGCCGAGGTGACGGAGACAAAGGCAATGGGTAACTCCGTCCAGATTGCCGAGGCGAAGGCAGGCGAGAAGGCAGAGAACGAGGGGAAGTAGAGGCAGTAAAAGATGGGGCTGACGTTGGACATCATCCTGATTGTCGTTGGTCTTGTTTTGTGGCTGGTGTCAGGCCAGTTCAAGCCGGCGGAACTTTCGCTGGGCGTGAAGATTCTCGGCGTGGTGTTGTTTGTCATTGGTGTGATTTTGCTTCTCGTGATGTTAGCCGGCGTAGGTGGATAGCGGGCTCACACTTTAAATACTCTGTAGTCTTACCCTAATCACGACCATGAACGCGGACGAGCTAAGAGTGGCGCTGGAAAGCCTTCGCGCCGAACGCGGCGATGGGACAGTTCTTGTCTCGTAGCTCCAAGAATTTAAATACGCGGTTAACCCTAAATCTCCCATGCCAAAGGGAGTTTACGTTCGTTCACCAGAATACTTGGCAGCTTTGAATGAAGCATTTCGCAAGCGCAGCTTGAATCCAGAGTGGCAAGAACAGCATAGGAAACAAGTAGACGCATTGAACGCCTCGCCAGAACATCGCGAACATCTTAGAAGGATTCACGCCGACCCGGCCATACGAGAGAAGATGGGTGGGCGTGGGAAGGTGGGAGGGGCTATTGTTGGACGGAGAAACGTTGAGACGGGATTTTTGGACAAGATTCGGCCTCAAGCTGTAGTAGCGTCCAGAAGGGGATTGAAACCCACAGAGCCAGAAAAGATTGTCAGAGACAAGCTGGGCGCATCGTGGCGGTACACGGGTGATAACTCGTTCGCTATCGTTACCAAGCGGCATACAAGGTATCCAGATTTTGTCAACGAAAAGGAGCGTAAGTGTATTGAAGTCTTTGGTAATTACTGGCACAGTAGAAAGTGGTTTCCAGAACGTGAAGCACCAGAGGACAAGATAGCCGAATACGCGGAAGTTGGTTGGCAGTGCGAAGTCGTTTGGGAGAAGGACGTTAAGAAATGGCTTCCAGCAAACTGTTCGGAATGAACCATGCAAACAGACGAGTTGAGAAAGATAGTAGAGGTGCTGCGCGGTATGGAAGGAGACGGCACTACGTTAGTGTCGTACCTTGTAATGCCGAAGCGTTCCATAGCCGACGCCCGTGCCCGATTGGCGCGGGAAGTCGTAGAAGCCGAGAACATCAAGCTTCACAGCACACGACACGCTGTCGTAGCCTCGCTAACCAAGGCCCTGACAGCGGCCCGAGGCATGTCAGAAACCCCCGAGAACGGTGTCGCGCTTTACGCCTCACCCACGGATACATGGCTCATCGAGCCACCCGAACCGATTCAGGCGAACGTGTATCGGTGCGGGAGCGAGTTCGTCTTGGAGCCGTTGGAGGCGATGCTGGCCTCGAAGGAGGTGTTCGCGTTGATAGTGATAGACAGGCAGGAGGCCACGTTGGGTTGGTTGCGGGGCAGTGCCATCGAAGAGGTGGCCTATTTCGAGTCCCGCGTGATGGGCAAGCACGATGCGGGCGGGCAATCGCAGCACCGCTTCGAGCGGCAAATAGAGCATCAGGCACACGAGTTCTTTGTGAAGGTGGCGGAGGCGGCAACGCAGGCTTTCGTGGACAAGAAGCTCACAGCCGTGGCAGTGGGAGGCCCGGGAGCCACGAAGGAGTTCTTTGTGAAGGAAGGGTATCTGGACTACAGACTGCAAGAAAAGGTGCTCCCTGCGTTTAATGTGGGGTACACGAACGAGGCGGGTTTGCGGGAACTGGCGCTAAAAGTAGAGGCACATCTGCCTGCGTTGGTGAGCGCCAAAGAGCGGGTGCTCCTGCAAGGGTTCTTTGCGGCGATTCGGGACGGCCGTGCAGCGTACGGCAAGGAACAGATTGCCCGGGCGATTGCGGAAGGGCGGGTAGAGAGTTTGATTCTGTCGCACGGGGTTCCGGTGCCAGCGGGATACAGTGGAGAGGTTCAGCGAGTCGGAGAGGCCGGGGACGAGGCGGCGGCGTTCAAGAAAGGCTTCGGTGGAATCGGCGCTTTGTTACGGTACTAAGCAAAAGCCTTTTAAACTCCGTGGTCAATCCACCGGCGATGAAGGTGTATCACGCACTTATCGCGTACATGCCGGCGCGGCACGAAACGGCGGAGAACGTAACGAGGGAAGCGGTAGCGGGAGCCGTAGCGTTGGGCTATCCGTTGGTGATTTGGCACGCGGGAAACAAGCCGACGCCCGGGCCACTGTGTTCTGAAATTCATCCGATTCTGGACCCCGGCGAGGGGCACGGTGAGATAGTGGACTACGAGAACGGAAATCTGAGCGATAACTGGTTGAAGGCGTGGGACGACTTGTTCTTGGCGGGCGCGGATTGGGTGCTGTGGACGAGCAACGACGTCGTGTGGACGAAGGAAGCGCGGGCGGACTTGGACAAGATTGCCGAGGAAGGAAACCACATGACGGTGTACGAGCAGGCGCCGTTCATTTGGAGCATGTTCCACAGAGAGTTGTGGGAGAAGGTGCGGGAGCACTGGGACGTGGTATGGGAGCCCAGTATGAACGACGACTCGAATTTCCTGGCAACGGTGTTGTGGCAGGGTGGAGCCATCGACTACAATCCGTTGCGGCACCAAGTAAGGCACATCGGGCGGTTGGTGGAAACAACGTACTGTTCCACGGGCAAGCCCAAGCAGGAAAAGGACGCAGCCATCTATTCGAACAATACGAAGTTCAAGCAACGCTGGGGAATTTCGCCGTATGAGTGGCCTGTTCCCGGCCGCGTAGAAAGGCGCGAACCGCTGGACGTTCCGCCTCCGCCGCCCCCGGCCAAGCGGGTAAGTCATTTGGTGGGGCAACCATAAACTTAAAATAGGCTCGAATACTTAGGGGAAGCGATGAGTCATTGGGATGCCAAGCGTGACGTGATTGTACTCGATACGAGTTGCTTGGCGGATGGGTGCGAAAAGCCCATTGTGCACACGGCGGACACGCAGCCGGATTTGTGGTGCCAGGACCACTTGAATCACTTTCGAGAGAAGGCAAAGTGGTTGTCGGGGGCACGGGAGTACTACGAGAAGATGAAGCCGAAAGAGACGATGAAGGACTTGCGATGATGGCGGCGAGAGGGGGCTCACCATGAAACGATGTAATAGTCGTTTAGGTGAGTCGAATGAGCGGAGCGAACAGGCATCGGCGGGTTTGGTGCGAAGAGAAGCGGCGACTGGTTAAGTACCGAGTAGGAAAGCCACACGGAAAGGATGGGAAAATCAATGTCCCGAACTCCTGTCGGCGGGGGCACAAGACAAAGCAAGTGTAAAGGCCCGGTGGGTCAGTCAGGAACGCCGCCGCGCTCAAGACGCGGTGTAGTAGTACAGCGCCGGTTCAAATCCGGCCCGGGCCACTGTCGTATGGTATTGAACAGTGGGGTGCCCGAGCCAGTGTGCCAGCAGAGTGCATATCGTGAGTGGTATGACAGGGATAATGCAAGGATGGAGCGGAGGTATGGGCGATATACGGGCCTGTAGTGGCAAATTTGGAAGAACGCCTGTTTCGCAAACAGGGGGTTCCGGGTTCGAATCCCGGCGGGTCCATTCATTGGTGAAGGAAATGGGCGAAATCGTGCGGAATTGGAATCCAGAAAACAAGTCGTACGATGAGATGGCTCCGTGGGAGAAGGTGGAGAACAACGTTTGGGCGGCTCGGTATGAACGGTTGTGTTTGAGGTTGATAGATGCGGGCTCGTAGTGGCAATGGAAGAACACTTCGTTGGCATCGAGGAGGTTGCGAGTTCGATTCTCGCCGGGTCCATGACAGGGAAGCGCTCCGGGATGTGTTCGGGGTTCATACCCCCGAGGTTGGAGGTTCGACTCCTCCCTCTGTCATTTCATGGTTCACCCGCGATGAAGACGCCCCGATGTACACGGGTGCGGTGCGTGACTTTGTGGAACGGGTGGGCACATGCTCCATTGGGGTAAATTGGGAAGCCTCGCAGGTTCTCGCCCTGTGGATGTGGGTTCGAATCCCGCATGGAGCACCTTGCCCGCGCAGTCCGTACGGAACGGATTCTGCCCTGTCACGGCGGAGGAGTGGGTTCAATTCCCACCGTGGGCGTCCGTGGGTTCGTGGCGCAAATAGGATAGCGCAAGGGCCTCTTAAGCCCGAGGTTGTGGGTTCAAGTCCCACCGAGCCCGTTGGGCTTGTGACTCAGCTTGGACACAGTGCCGCCCCGCGAAGGCGGAAGTCGAGGGTTCAAATCCCTCCAAGCCCGTGCGCTCGTAGCTTAAACGGAGAGAGTGCCCGCCTCCTAAGCGGGGCGATACGAGTTCGATTCTCGTCGAGCGCGTGCACCTGTCGCCTAACTCGGATATGGCGCCACGCTTCGAACGTGGAACGATTGCGGGTTCGAATCCCGTCAGGTGCGTGTATGGCGGAGTGGCTCAGTGTTGACGGCGCGGGCCTTAGAAGTCCGTACGAGGAAACAACGCAGGTTCAAATCCTGCCTCCGCTACAGCCCGATAGTGTAGTGGCGCGCATGGGAACCCTACAAGTTCTCGGTGGGAGTTCAATTCTCTCTCGGGCTATTCCTCACGTAGTTCAATCGGTAGAACACCGGCCCGTAGAGCCGGGTGTTGCTGGTTCAAATCCGGCCGTGGGGACGCGTCCATCAGTCAGTGGTAGGCTCCCGCATCGCCAGTGCGGTGACTCGGGTTCGATTCCCGGTGGGCGCATATGAACGAGGAAGAGAGAACGAAATTAGAAGAGGAGTTCCCGATTGTAGACTGTAAAGGGTGCGGGCATTGTACATGTGCCCATGAACACAGTACAGGAAAATGTCATCTGGTTTGGTGGGACATGAAAGACATGTTAAGGTGTGACTGTCAGGAATTCGTTCTATGAAGCGCGTCCAAGGTGTTGACAGTGACATATCGGGCCTCCAACCCGAAGTACGGGGCGCACGTCCCCGTGGGCGCATATGCCACCGTAGCGAAGTCCAGACATCGCGCCCGCCTCGTAAGCGGGAGTTCGCCGGAGCGAAGCCGGCCGGTGGCTTTATGGACGGGTGGCCCAATCAGGAAAGGCGTCCGCCTCGAAAGCGGATTCTCAGCGATGAGAGTGGGGGTTCAAATCCCCTCCCGTCCGTTCGCCGGCTTAGCCTAACAGGAGGGCGCCACCCTGAAGAGGTGGAGATTGGCGGTGCAAGTCCGCCAGCCGGCATTGGGCGTGGAGCTAATCAGCAGAAGCGCGTGTCTGATACACACGAAGTAGGAGGGGCGGCACCTCCCGCGCCCATGTGCCGAGGTAGCTCAGTAGCAGAGCACTCGACTGTTAATCGAGTACGCGAAGGTGCAAGTCCTTCTCTCGGCGTGGAGGGATGGCCCAGTTGGCTACGGCGCGGGTTTGCTAAGCCCGTTTCGCGGAAGCGATTCGCCGGTTCGAATCCGGCTCCCTCCGTGTCGTCCGGGCAGGACAGCCATGCGGGGGCCCGCAGAGCCTCAGAACCCGGTGCAACTCCGGGGGACGACTTGTGCCCAAAGTGCGGACACGTTCATTCGTTCTTGTCAGGGAAGTGTAACACTGTCTTGGATAGATGGTTTGAGTGTGGGTGTCAAGGATGACGACGGACACGATAGTGACGGTAGTGGTGATTGGGATTCTTGCGGCGTGGATTACGTTCGTGATTCGTTACTGGTCTAAGTTCATGGAGTGGTTGGAATATGAAGCTCCCGATTAAGGAACACAAAAGCAAGCACCCTGCGAGTGATGTCAAGACGGCGTCACTGATGGCCTTCGTGGTGCGGCGGGGGAAGGTAGTGACGGTGGGTTACAATCGAAGGGTGTTTCCGAACGGAGAGGCGTTCTCCCAGCACGCGGAGGAAGCGGCGCTCAAGAAGGCGGGAAGTCGGGCGAAGGGAGCCACGCTGTACGTGCTTCGGTTCAAGAAGGACGGTAGCCGTGGGATGGCGCGTCCCTGTGGACGGTGCCACGACACGTTGAATCGGGCGGGAATCGTGCGGGTGTTCTTTTCGCTGGACAACGTGGACAGGTGGGGAAAGTTGATATGGCAGAACGCACAATGGATAGAGGTATAGCGCCGTGGAGTAGCTGGACAAGCCCACCCGGCTCTGACCCGGGAGACAGAGGTTCGAATCCTCTCGGCGCTATCCTTACGGGCGTGTCGTCTAATCTGGTTCAGGATAGCTGGCCCCAGACCAGCAGATGTCGGTTCAAATCCGGCCTCGCCCATCGGGCGTGTCGCCTATTGGGATGGCACCTGTCTTATAAGCTGGACAAAGGAGCGAGTTCGATTCTCGTCACGCCCATTGTGGGGCTGTGGTGTAACTTGGAAGCATCCGGCGCTCGGAACGCCGAGGTACAGGTTCAAATCCTGACAGTCCCATTATGAGCGAACTGAAGTGGAGGACGTGTCAGAAGTGCGGCGAGGAACACGTCTTTTCCAGTGAATTGAGATGCGTGAGTTGTCGAGCGGCGCCCTTGCTCAAGCGGCTCAAGGAACTCGGGTGGGAGAACGGTGTGATTTACGTGGACGGGCTTCCGGTTGGGAAGAAGGCTTAAATAGAAGTGGAGATGTGATGAGGAGAATGAGTGTGTGTCCGGTTTGCGCGAGGCCAAGTCAAGAGAAAGTTCTGAGCGAGCCTGCAATGGTGCAGCTTTCTTGTGGTCATGTAGTGCACGAAGGAAAGGTTAAGTAGTCGTGCGGTGATTTGAAAAGCATGGTGGGGAAGTTTAGGCTCGGCAAGAAGGTTCCACGACACGACCCTCGGACGTTAAGGTTTGCGAAGTACACGGCGGCACTGGCGGCGCCTCCGGCGCAGGAATATTGGTACAAGGCGGTGCCTTCGTTTGGGATGGACGGTAACGACACGTACGGCGATTGTACCATTGCGGGCGCGGCGCACCTGATGGAGAATTGGAGTTACAATGAGACGCCACCGAGCCCGGTGGTTCTCTCAACCAACGATTGTGTGAACGATTACTTGGCATTGACGGGCGGGGCCGACAATGGGTTGGACCTCTTGACAGTGTTGCAAGCGTGGCAAGGCAACGGACTGGCATACGGGACGAGTGGTAGTCAGTCGTGCTTGCAGAAGTTCTTTCACTGTAAGGTGAGTGGGACGGGGGACGACAAGATTATGGCATACGCGGCGCTCAAGGCGGGCAACGCGCTTGAGGCACAGCAAGCGGTATGGTTGTTTGGTGGGGCGTACATCGGGTTGGAGTTGCCCGACTTTGCGGTGACGGGAGACATGCTGGCAACCCCGTGGGTGGTTCCTCCGGGCGGGGCGGTAGGTAACGCGGCGCCGAACCCGAACAATGGGCATTGTGTTTGTATCGTGGGATACGATGCGGCTCAGTTGTATGTAGCGACTTGGGGAACCGTGAAGACAATGGGATACGATTTCCTGTTGGCGTACAGCGATGAGGGCTACGGGATAATCTCGCCTGACTGGATGGGGACGAGCAATATGGCTCCTTCGGGATTTGATTTGTCGCAGTTGCAAGCGGACCTTGCGGTGGTGACGGGGTAATGGTGCCTTGTACGGACTGTCCGTGTCACGATGGGACAGAGTTTACGGCGTGTTTCTGTCCGTGTTGTTGTGCGGTTGAGCCAGTGGCGGGGGTGACAGGGTAAATGCCGTGGGCAACTCCCGAACAAATTGACAGTGCCGTTAAGCGGGTGGAGGCACTTGAAGCAAGAGTGGCCGAGGTTGAGAGTGACGTGCGGAGAATGGCAGATGTGTGTCGGAAGATAGTCGAAACCTTTAAGAAGGCTAAGGGCAATCAGTAAGCAATGACATCGTATTTCCAAGGTGGTATCAGCTACACGCAGTCGGCCGAGGTTCTGGGCTACCTCAAGATTGTGAACGCCCAGACGACAGACATCAACCTGCTCGACAATACGCTAATCCCGATGGTGTGTAACGAAATTGACGTGCTGGCGGGGACGTCGTGGGGGAGTGTTAACGTTACGGATTCACTGTCGATTGGGCGGTACACGTTGTACGGAATGTACGTAGTTGGAGCGCCGGTGTACATGAAGTATTACCCGATTATCCCGTACATCCCGGGCCAGCAAACGATGCAGTCCTTCAAGGTGTGGAACGGGAACGTCTATCAGGAGTGGGCGGGGGTGATGATGGAGTCGCGGTTCGGGCAGTACTGGGTGGACCCGATGGACGCGATTGTGTTTGTCATGGGTTGGTACTGGTATTTGGGACTTGAAATCCAGACGACTTACAGTTACGGTTACAATACGTCCGGGACGGTTTACTTGGACGGGCAAGTGCACCGGCTGGCGATGCTCAAGTCGGCACAAATGTTTCTGTCGAGCGAGCGTTACACAGCGTTGGTGACGGAAGGGATTGGCGGAATCGAGATGAAGATGCAGTGGGACTATTTGAATACGGAGATTCGGCGGCTCGAAGACGCCGTCAAGGGATGGAGCCCGATTAACACTGGCCTCATCGCGTAAGATGGCAGACTATCCCGGCTGGCTCAGTGGTGAGAAAGCCAAACTGGAAGCGGAGGTTCGGCGCCGGCAGTTGGGGCGGGTAGCCGAGCACTTGCGGCGCGAGATTCAGAGAATGGACCTTGACGACACGGGACGGTTGATGCGTTCGATTCGAGTGGACGAGAGAGCGGGTACGGTGACGATGGACGCTCCGTATTCAAAGTTCGTGAACGATGGAAGACGGCCGGGAAGGGCGCCCCCTTACGAGCAAATCCACAGGTGGGTAGGGCACAAGTTGGGCATTACGCAGCCGAAAAGGTCACGGAACGTGACGTGGGCCATCATGATGAAGATTAAGAAGAAGGGAATCCCCGGGACGTGGATTCTTGAGAGGGCGTGGAAGCGGGCACTCCGATGATAGCCAAGAAAGGTTTAAGTAGTCCGAAGACGATGGAGAGGCAATGACAGTCACGGCAATCTATTCGAGTGCGGGTTTCACTTGGGACTTGGCTACGGAGACGAGCTTTGCGTCGGGTACGGTAGGGGCGTGGCCGGGAGATTTGGGAGTGCTGGGACTGGGTGCAAACTTTACCAGCTACGAACTGGACAACGCTTGGCTGGAAGCTTATTCGCTCGGGTTGCGCCAGCCGCAGGCGTATTACACGCAGGGACTTTCGGCACAGACGAACCTCGAATTCTTGCTTTGCAACGATGGGTGGAACTTTTGGAACCTCGTCCTGCCGAATCTGGGTAGTACAACCGCTGCGACTTACGCGGTGAGCACGGTGCTGGGGAGCACAGTTAACCCCGTGACAGCGCAGATTAGTCTCGGGACGCCGCAGGGGCAAAAGTTTGTTTTGGGCGGCATCATCTTTACGCAAGCCAAAGTCACGGTTCCGAACGCAGATGCGATTAAGGTAACGTTGTCGGGGCTGGGCACCACGTTTTCCAGCACGACGGGTTCGGTTGCCCCGGGGACGATTCCGACTCAGTTGTTGACTTGGAAAGACGTGACAATCCAAGCGGGCACAGGCGTTGGTTCGATTGCGGCATCGTTCGTTCAGAACTTGGACTTTACAGTTACCACGGGCGCGAAGCAGTACTATGTGATTGGCTCGCCGTACTACCAGGCGTGGTTGCCGTTGGAACAGTACGTCGAAGTTAACGTTACGGCGTTCCATCAGGACGCGAATATGGAGTACTTGTTCGATTACTTGGCGGCCACGCAGAACGTAGGCGGGACGGTTGTGGTGAATATCGGGACGCACACTGCAACGTTTGCTGGCTGTTATGTGAAGAAGGGAGTCATGTCCGGGCTTAACGGCGCAAAGGAAGTCATGGACGCGTTGACCTTCCGGGCGCTCAATCTAACCATCGTTTAAGCATCAGAACCCATGTATCAGCATGTCGGAAACGGCCTTAGAACTGTTCCACGCATTACACTCCATATCCCGACACCCTGTCCCAAACGCAAACGGTAAATAGGGGCGGGGTATCGGGGGTAGAGGAAGGAAGCAAGTATGGCAGAACAGGAAGTAGAGTATGAGATAGACGGAAAGATGGTGAAGTTTCACCTTCGGCGAGTGAAGTTCGGTGAGTGGCAAAAGGTGATGCAGAACACGGGCAGTGGAAACGTGGAAATGCTCGGGAACATCACGAAGGGCAAGATTGACACCACGCGCCTCATGGACGACTTGATGAAGCTGTCCGTGACGGGGGACAGGGATTTCCATGACTTGTCTATCGGAGACGGAATGGACTTGCAGAACAAGGTTCTCGACTTGAATGGTATGGGTGAGAAGAAGTCCTTTCGAGTTGAATGAAATAGACAAACGCATCTTCGAAGCCGATTTCGTCTTCGCCCGCAACTTTAATATATCACGGGCGGACTTGTTAGATATGTCTTACGTAGAGGCGATGTACTGGTTGGAGTTGCTGAAGCGTGAGAACCTAGAAACCAATGCGAGGATGGAAGCGGCCAGCAGGACAAGAGTTTAACGCACGAACCGCATTTAGCGGGTGGGGAGAGTAAATGCCCGACGATACCGACGAGTTCAAAGTCAAAGTCAGTGTTGAAGGGCTGGATAAGATAGGGGAGCAGATTGCCGCCCAAGTGCAAAAGGCAATCGCTATGATTCGGACGCCCGGCATGCAAGTCACGGGCTTGGTTGGCGGAGCCGAAGGAAAGGGGAAAGACGAGGCGCTGACGAGGCTCGGTGCGGTTGTCAGTCATTTAACGACGGTGGTAGGCGGTTTGGCAAACGCAAGCTTGTCCGGGGCCGTCCAAGGGCTTGCCGGTGGCGAGGGCATCATGCGCGAAGGTGGGCCAATGATGGGTGTCTTGGGATTGATTGCGGGGATACTGGAAGGGCTGGCTCCGATTAAGGCCATCATGTCGGTGATTCAGGCAATTCTATCGTTGATATTCATGCCGTTGGCGATGGTGCTAATGGCGATTCTCATGCCATTTTTGATGCCGATTCTGATGTTGTTGGGGAAGCTACCGTGGGCCGCAATCTTCGCAGCGATTATGCTCATTGAGAAAGGCATAACGTGGGGACTGAATGAGATTGCGGCGGGCATCACTTGGTTTGTGGGTTGGCTGCCCGGAGCCATTGGCGCGGTTATTTCGTTCTTTCAAGGGGTGGCGGGCGATGTGATGGGAATACTCAGTACCATTTGGGGCGATTTACAAGTGGCGGCGGGTGCCATTGTCTCGGCATGGAACTGGCTTACGGGCGTAGCGGGGGCCGTGTTCAACGACATTCGTACCGCGATAATGGGAGTCTGGGATTTCATGGGCCAGATTTACACTGTTTGGAGTGGCATATTTGCGGACGTGTTCAATGACATTCGTGCGGCATTATTGGGCGCGTGGGGGGTGTTGACAACGCTTTGGAACTGGTTCGATACAGTGATTGGGGACATTTGGAAAGGGATTGGAGACGGCATCAATATGATTCGAACGATTCTGAACGACATCGCCGGCGCGCTCAAAGCGGTTGGAAATGCGGTAAATCCCTCGAACTGGGGTAGTGAACTCGCCGGAATGTTCCAGACAGGGGGCATCGTGCCCAAGACGGGGTTGGCGTTGGTGCACGCGGGAGAAATGATTATCCCGTCAGGAGGCGGGGCGCCTTCGATTAATGTGACGGTGACGGGGAACACAATAAGTTCTGCGATGGACTTGAACAATATCGCAAATCAGGTGGCGCAGCAGATTGCGAACAACGCCCGAAGGTTGAGAACATGGTAGGAGGAAGGTAGTATGTATCTGGTTGATTTGTCGAACAACAGTACGATTTACGTTTTCCCGTTGACAGCATCGCTGGCGTACAATATCACGGTTTCAATGACGCCGATGCCGATACCATTGCAGAACTTTCCTTTGCTTTTGAATTTTGGCGGCGCATCGCCGACGATTACGATTGATTGGGTGATTACAGGTGGACCCGGCGGAGCGCCGAATAACTATCAGAACAATTACACAGGAACGGCGCAAGGCGATTACATTCAGCTTACGCAGAACATTGGTTGGGGTTCGAGTACGTCGGGGTATGAATTGTGGCTGCCCGAAGTGAGTACGAATCCTATGTCACCGTTAGGGGTTAACTGTTTCCTCACGCAGCTTTCGGTAACGTACCCGGCGGGGCAAGTCAATGCGTACACTTGCTCGGCAACCTTTGCGCTCGGAACGGTTGTCTGAGGGCGAGGAAAAAGCTATTTAAAGGCGTGAATCCTATGGGGTATCGGACATGAGCGAAAAAGAGCAACAGTGGTGCTTCGTCTATGCGAACAGGTTGAAAACCGAACGTGACGCCTTTGAGAAAATCACGCGGGGTTACGGTAGTGTCAGGCGGGAGTACATCGTGAACTCCCCGTCAGTGCGTGTGGAAGACATTACAGACGAGAACGTACGACAGCGGTTGGAAGCGATTGAGAAGTCGTTGAAGCCGGAAGAAAGCATCAAGGTGGTGCTGGCGGGTTTCTCTCCGTTAGTGGCGTTGTTGTACGACGTGGCAAAGGACATGGGGCATACCGCAGTCTATTTCTTTAAGGACGATAGGACGCAGGACTACGTTGAGATTGTCGCGTTCTGAAAAAGATGAGGAAAAGCGAAACGGCCATTTCAAAGCATAGAAAGTATATCTTGAGACGTTACTACGAAGGTTGGGATAGGCTTGCGTTCGCATTTGGTGGAGAATGCCAAAGTGGAGTTTCTGGATGCGGCAACACCGGCGATTTACGAATGTTGAAATGGTGTCACATCAAACCGACTCCGATTTTGTTACGTCGGTACGGTGACGGCCAACGTCCAGCAGCAAGCAACACGCTTAAAGACGTAGAAGAGAATCCAGATTGCTATATGCTTCTCTGTGCAAACTGTGATATTTTGGTGTCGGGCGGGCACAATGGACGGCCGTGGCTAACCCGACTAAAGACCTTTATACCCCTGAATACTTGATAGGTCAAGAGACATGACGGCGAAACAAGTGAGCTTCGCGGACATCGCGGGGCCAAAAGAAGAGGGCGGCGAAGGCGGCAGCATCAAGGAACGAACGATAACGGTGGACGAGGTTTTGAACCAGCCGCTCACCGTTACGAAGGTAGAGGTGGTGGCGGGGTATCAGAACGAAGACCTGTTGCTCATCTACACAAAAGAGAACCCGAAGCCGATTCGGAGTGGGAGCAAGGTGTTGCTCAAGCAGGCAGGGGACAAGATTAAGAAGCACACCGATGCGGGCGTAGAAGTCAAGACAGGTATCAAGCGCGAGCGGTCTCAGAAGGACAAGAGTAAGTCGTACTACACGTTCGTCTAAGGTGGACGTGTGCGTTCGTACCTTGTAGAAGGAAAAACGGGCACTCACGTCGTCTTGGATGATGGGGAGACGATGGTATGTTCGTGCGCGGGGTTTCAGCATCGGCATCATTGCTCGCACATCGATGGTATTCAAGCGAAGCGCGAGACGCGGAAAAAGCGATGAAGTGCCGCAACTGTAAGAAGGAAATGACGTTTGTGCAGAACATAGAGAAGCTCACCGAGATATTGCTACCCACGCCCGAAGAGCGCGCGGCGGCAATGGAACGTCAGGTAATCTTGTGCGAGCATTGTGAGCAGCCGTATGGGTACACCAAGAAAAGGAAGAAGCTGGCGTTGGTGGCGCTGACGCCCAAGTGGCTGTCCAAGCAACCCGAGCCGATTCAGAAGAGTATGGCGCAGGCGATTTCGGAAGCGAAGAAGGGATTGGAGTTAGTTCGATTGAACGAATACTGGACGAAAAGGATGGAGTCGATTAAAGTATGAAGACGGAATTGTTGGCGGGAACGTTCGGAGAGTTCCAGCCGCAGAACGTGTATGCGTTGTACGGGGTGCCGAACGTGGGCAAGACACTGATGGTAATGACAGAGGTGGCTTCGCTGGCGTCGCAGGGTATCCGAACGCTTTGGATAGACACGGAAGGCGGGTTGAACTTTGACGGCGGGGCGGGTATCTGGGGCGCGTGGAAAGAGAAGTTGGAGAAACGATTCGGGCTCAAGGACTTGAACGAGTTCGTGGAATACAAGCGCGTTACTGGCTACGAAGAGTTGATGAAGTATCTCGGCCAAGTTGTCGAGATAGAGTTCGGCGAGGGCAAGATGGGGATTCTCCGTAAGGGAAAGACACGGCGCGGAGAGGAGACAGTGTACGATAGTTTCGGGCGCAAGCGAGGTAATTGTGTCATCGTTCTGGATAGCTTGTCCAACGTCTTCCGGGTGGAGTTCGGGAGCACGTTACAGAACTTTCCCAGTCGTGGAGATGCCACCGGGCTTTTGACTCACGCGATGAACCTTCTCATGGAGAAAGTAAACGCGCCGCTAATCACGACAAACCACGCCAGCCTCAACCCGAGTAACCCGTGGCAATTCGCGCAGATGCGGGGTGGGAGTATGGTGGCCTATTGGAGCAAGAACGTGGCTTACTTGGAGAAGCCCAAGAAGCGGGCGTTGGACACGTACCGGAAGGTATGGGCGTTTAGGTCGCCGTTGTATAAGGAATTGGGGCACAATGAGTGGATGAGGATTGACAACGACAAAGCGTTCGTTAACAGTTCTGAAGAAGAGGTACAAGCGGCTATTGAAGCGGCGGCGACTGCGAAGCGAGACAAAGAAGAAGCGGCAGAAGAATGATTAGCGAAGCGGAGTTTGGTATCTGGACACGCGGGCGGGTCCATGACGTGCGCGAGTTCGGACTGAAGCGCAAGACGGCTCCGGGGTATGTGGGGTTGTCTCAGTTGTGGACTGGCGTGGACGAGTATGCGGCCATCTTTTCCCGCGAGCAAATCGAGAAGGGAGAGTTCGATACGATTTTCGTGGAAGTGGATGCCCACAAGCCCGGTGAGGACTGGAATACGAAGTTACAGCAAGTGCTGGCTCGAACGGAGGAACCTTCGCGGCGGTACGAGTCGGGACGTGGAGCGCACTTGTATTGGGACTTGGACGAACCGATAAAGGGAGTCGGACGTTACAAGCAGGTAGTCGCAGCGCTGGTGAGGAAGTGGGGTATCGGTGAGTTTATTGACATGCACGTAGTGGGAGACGTGCGGCGGGTGGCCCGGCTTCCCATGAGCAAGAACAGTAAGGGCGGGGAGATGATTCGGATAAACTCGTTTATCAGCGGGCCGAGGAAGCTTTATCTGGTAATCGGGGAGGCAAAGGACGGCCCAGAACAGCATTTCGGGCCTGCTCCCGAGGCCAAACGGTTGTACAGCGAAGGCGAGTATCCGCCGTGCGTGCGGGCGGGTATCAAACAGATTCAGCAGACGGGGGAGCTTGACCATGCCCAGCGGTTGCACACGTTCAGTTTCCTCGTGATGAACGATGAGACGCAGAAGGCATACGAGATTCTCAAGCGGTATGCGGGGGACTTTGACCCTGTCATCAGTGGGTATCAGTTGGGGAGGATGGCGGAGAAGGGGCATTTCCCTTATAAGTGTGCCAACGTGCCGAAAGACTTATGCCCATACACGAACCAGAAGGAGTGTATGTTCTGGCCGTGGGTTAACGTGCATCGGAACAGGCTTTTGGAGGCATCGAAACATGCTCGGTAAATGGGCCAGAAACGGCCGTAGAACCCTCCCGGGCTTACTAACCGCATCTGGCTCCAACGCCCGAATGGGATAGATTGGGTGGGAAACACTTGTATCGTAAGTTGAAAAAGGAAGGGTATCCGAAACTCCCATTGTTGACAGAATGTATGAACTGTAACGTGAAGCGAGATAATTGGGGACGCGGCTTTGACGTTTAAGTGGGTAACAGCCGGTTATGCCGGCGGTGGTGAATTGTGGGGGATGAGTCCCGACGGCACCGTGGAGACGGCGCAGATTGGGGACGACGTGGAGTGGCCGTATTTCTACTCCGACATCGAGATGCACGGTAGTGGGGTAGTCGAGACGGAGTTGGAGTCGATTCGGGTGTTGCGGCTCAATGAGATAGCCGACAAGCGGATGTGGAAGATTTCAATGGATTCGCCTCAGTTGACTAAGGGACTGCGGGGTAAGGCCAAGTTCACGGCGGAAGACGACATCGTGTATTTGGACAGGAGACTGGGTGCGGACGGTGAGGTGGAATGGGTGCCGCCCAAGCGAGTCTCGTATATGGACCTTGAAAGTGACAGGAAGACGGGAAAGCCCGTGTTGTTCGGTTCGTTGGTGGGAGATAAATACGAACCGTTCAAGACGGCACAGGATTACTTTCAAGCAATGGAGGACGACAAGGTAGCCCTTTCGACAGCGTGGAACGGGGACAAGTACGATTTCCGTTTGCTCGACAGGGAAGGCGGGAGCGAGCATTGGAATCGAATGGCGCATTCCGATTGTATGGAACTTTATGCGAAGTTCGGTGACAAGCACGCGCGGCGCGGGTTGGACATAGTAGCCCGGCGGGAGAAGGTTGGGAAGAAACTGGACCCAGACGTGGACGGACTCGAAGCGTATAACGAGAACGACTGCCGCATCATGCAGAAGATTGTCGAGAAGGGAGACTTGATTGGGACGGAATACGCGCTGGGGCACCTGACGGGTATCATGCCCACACCGATGAACCTACGGGCCATTGCCCTGTACGAGAACTACTTGATGCGGAATCGGGATAAGTACAACTTGTGGTTGGAGGGTGGCAAGGGATTCCGTGCGAAGGAAGAGAGGATTCAAGGCGCGATGATTTTGTACGGTAATCCCGGGATTTACGATGGTGCAGACGTGCTGGACTACACGAGCTTGTATCCCAGTGTCGTCATGTATAACGAGTATCACGGCAAGGGAGAGACTGTCTGGGGAGTCACACAGCAGTTGGTTCGGGAATGGGTGCGGCTCAAGGAAGAGAGTGGTAAGGCCAAGAAGAAAACACAGCGCGAGGCGTACAAGGTGCTGGCGAATGGCAGCGGTTACGGTATCTTCATGTCCAGCGGCTTCCGGTATGGGGTGCGGGACATTGCGGCGTTCATTACGGCAACCGCGCGGGCGAAGCTCTTGGAGTTGCGCGGCATTACGGAGAAGATGGGATTCGTCCCGTTGATGAGCGACACGGATAGTTGTGTGGTTCAGATACCGAAGGCGAAGGCGGCGGCGTTGCTCAAGACGGTGAACAAGCGGGTGGCTCCGTACAGTGTGAAGGAGGAGTACTACCTGAAGCGGTTCATCCTGTTCGGGGGCATCGAAGGCAAGGCTGTCAAGAAGCGCTACGCGGGCCTTACCGAAGACGACATGCTGGTGGTAAAGGGCCTTGAAATGGTACGCAACGATTGGAGCCCGTGGGCCCGGGAGATGCAAGAACGGTTGCTCATGGTGATGTTGAAGGCGCCATACGACCAAGTAGCACAGGTATTGAAGGCGGCGGTAGAGGTGGAGAAGGAAGCCTTCTTCGGTGGCAAGGTGCCGGTGGATGATGTGGCCATCACAAAGAGTATCGACCTCGAAAGGGAATACAAAGTGAAGACTCAGCACTTGAAAGCCTACGAGCAGTTGGAAGACAAGGGCGAGGGTGCTATTGGATTCGTTACGTACTGGGTGGACGCGAAGGGCAAGACAATCGTTCGGAAGGGAGAGACGGACGAGGAGCTTCGAGCCAAGCTCGATTGGAAGGCCATCTGGCGGAAGCAGGCAGAGCCGATAATCACGCGGTTGAAGTCGTGCTTCCAGATGCCAGTACGGACGTTGGAGTTGTACTTGACGGGGGAGCCGTGAGCGAAGAGGAAGTAAAGTTACCGAAACGATGCCCGTGTTGCGGCGGCGAGTGGGACGGAGGGTTCGGGCGGTTGCGGATGGAAGTTCGAGGGTTCTGGCCCCAGTCACAGCGGCCCATCGGTATTTATGGAAGGGAGGATGCCGACACGGTAATGTGCCGCAAGTGTTTCAATTTGTATGATAGGGCAGTTCAAGCGCTCCGCGATGCCAATTTTCATTGGCTCGGAGCGGGTATGGAAGACGAAAGAAAAAGGAAGGCGGGCGATAAAGTTATTTAAACTCCTGTGGGGGTATAGGGACAATGGAAGAAACAAACGAGGGACAAGTAATCGGGGGCGGTGGGGGCACGACAGTGAAATTGACGCCTGGTATCGAATGGGATGGTATTGTCGAAGACATCGGGCTTACGGGTGTCACGATTCGTCCGATTGACGAACACAAGATTTGGGCAACGAAGGAGATGTTCCCATTGCGGGCGAGGGTTCACGTCAAGGTGGAAAAGCTATGAGTGAAGAGGAAACAGCACCCGAGCCGGTGCAGGTGTGGCTGGCGGATTGTCCGTCTTGCAAGCACAAGATTGTGGTTATCGCTTACGCAACGACGAGTACAGGGTGGCTTAACAGTTCGCAGCGAATCACCAAGTTCGGGCTGGCGGAAGTTCCAGCGGAGAAGAAAAAGGAGTCGTTGGAGCATCAGGCATTGCACTGAGGAGAAGGCATGTGCGAAGTGAGTAGGATTGAAGTTACAGTGCCGGAGACGGGAGACACCGTGGTATTTCAAGAAGTCGATGATGAAGGCGTCGTGCGAATCTGGGTGAATAAGAAGGAGTAGAAATGGAACCAGTAATCGAGCAATGGGGACGGGAGAACTATCCCCGTTTGATGGAAAACGAAAAGTTAATAGAGGCGCTGTACAAACGCAAGGTCTTAAATAAGCCGACGTTGGTGAGTCAGATAATGGCCTATCCGTTGAAGAAGGTAGTGAATCTCGTCCCGGACGAGGCAGCGAGTGTGATTGTCACCAAGGTGGAGAGTACCGTGACAGAACGTTCGGTGTGTAAGGTGTGTAACCGCAGCAATAAGAACTGTGCGAAGGCGCAGCAAGAAGGTAGCAAGCACACGTTCGAGGCCACGCCGTTTTACGTGGTGAACATGCTGGCGGGCGATGAAACCGGGATGCAGAAGTTCCAGCGGCTCGGTACCGACAGGGATTCGGTGGACGCCATCGAGCATGGCGAGGTGTTCGTGTTGACGGGCTCGCTCAAGAAGTCCACGAACGAGCGGTGGGGAGACGAGTTCGACATCCGCAGCTTTGCGGTGCTTTCAACTGAGCAGAAGGAAGCGTGGGACTCTTTGGACGATTACAATAGCATCCACGGCGGCGAGGGCGGGCTTTCCGAGGACGAGTTCAATAAGTTCGTGGACGGTAAGCAAGAGTTAATGGCACCGATTTTCGAGCGGGTGTACGTCTCGCATCTGGACGGACGAGTTCGATTCTGAGGTGGAAAATGATTAGCGAAGTGATGGCATTGGTAATAGCAAATTGGGTGTTCTTTGTCGGTGGCATCGCGTTTACGGTAGCATTGATTCCGTCATTGCTCAAGAAGGAAACGTCCATACCAGTGTTCTCTTCGAGCATGACGGCGGGGTTCCTGTGGGCGTACGCGGTAGTGGACGGGCTACTGGGACTGTGGGAAGCGTTGGCGGCGGGGGCTTCGACAGCGTTGATTTGGACGTTGTTGTTGATGTTCCGCCGTCCTAAGCGGGTGAAGTAATGACGGCGAAAGGAGATGAATCGGAAGTGACGTTGGAGATGGAGATAGAGCAACTGTTGGAAGCCGGTATACGGCGGCAGGGGCAGCAGGAAGGAGCCGGGCGCGAGAAGGGGTTCCATATCAGCGGGTTGAGCTATGACTGCCAGCGGAACATCCAGTACTCTCAGGTGGAGGAACAAGAAGAAACCCGCAACCTCGAACCGCCAGACGAGGAATTCGATGACGGGACGTATCGGATGTGGATTGGGACGATGCTGCATATCACGCCCCTGACACCCAAGCACGAGTGGGGAGTGTACAAGGTGTACGACGTGAACGGCAAGAAGGTGCGAGTTCACGGGCACATTGACGAGATTTACGTTCGGGCGGACGGTTCTGAAGTGGTGGTGGACAAGAAGTTTGTGGCATCGGTTCCCCGCGAGCCGAACGAGCATCACAAGCGACAGGTGAGTTACTACGCGGGGTTGCTCAGCGAAACAGGTGCGAAGGTGAACACGGGAGCGATTCTGTATTTCGCGCCGGTTGTGAACAAGTTCGAGGGGAAGGAGAGGATTCGGGTGTTTACGTTCCCGATTGATACGAAGGCGGCGCTGGCCGAGATGGAACACAAAGTGCGGACGATTCAAGAAGCCATTGACGGCGGGACGGTACTGCCGAGGAATCCGCACTGGTTGTGCCTGTTCTGTAAGTTCCGGAAGCCTTGTATTGAAGTTGACGGCCCGATTACGGTGCGGGCATACGGGAAAACCCAAACACTGACGGAGTGAAGATGGGAGAAAGTGTAAAGGACCACATGCATAGTTTGAAGCCGCTTTACTTGGCGCGACTGTACACGTCGGCGGACGATAGACAGTGGGGGCTTGCGATGTTTTTCTGCGAGGACTACGACTGTGAGTATGAAGAGCTTGCTATCGGGGAGTTTCAAGAAGCATGACGTTGATTATTGACAGTCGGGAACCGCGTCACTTGATAGACGCGCTGTTGGAGCAGGTTCCGGGCTCGCGGATTCAGACGTTGCCGTACGGTGATTACATTATCGAGGGTTCGAACCAGCGTTTCATTATCGAGCGCAAGACGGTTCGGGACTTGTTCGCCAGTATGAACGACAACCGAATCTGGGACCAGTTCAAGGGTATCGAGCGGTTCGAGGGCTACAAGCGGCTCTTACTGGTGGAGGGAAGATTCTGGGATGCTTGGAAGTGGGACAAGTCTTTGACAATGGCGCGGTACACCGGGTTGAAAGTCAGCGTGCTGTACGGTTGGGAGAACATGTCGCACGTTTCGACAGAGAATCAGGACGAGACGGTGGACTTTATCAAGCGACTTGCCAAGAAGGTTGGCAACGCGGAAGAAGAAACGTTTACCCGCAGTCTCGGGTTCACCAAAATCAATCGCACCGAGGACGAGAAGTCGATAGACGGTGTTCGCTGGCCGGACGGCGTTGGCGAAGCAAAGGCGGCGGAGTTGTTGGAGCGGTTCAAGACGGTGGAAAAGATAGCGCGAGCTTCCGTGAAGGAACTCACGTATGTTTTGGGTGAGAAGGACGCTGTTGAAGTCTTCGAAGCCTTCCGCCATAAGTACGGGAGCAAAAAGAAGAAGGTCAAGAAGGAGGTGGCGGATGGGGCTGAAGCAAGCGAAGGGAAATAGCTATATATGGGCGGGCGTTTGGAAGGAGAAGCGCGGTTGGGCGTGGAAGATAGAGGACAGGAACCGATGGAAGACGTGGGGCGGCAGCGGGTTCCAGTCAAGAGACGCGGCGAAAGAAAACATGGATGAAGTCTTGAGGGGGTTGAAAGTCGAACTATGACAAGCAATGTGGAAGCGGTGCACAAGTATCGTAGCAAGCACCGCGATTACGTGCGGCAGAGCCAGCGTGAGTATATCGAAAAGAATCGAGAAGAGCTTTGGCAACGCCGACGAGAAGTTAAGTACGAAGCATTGATGATGTTAGGCGGAAAGTGCACAGGGTTTGAACGTCCATGCGGAATCACCGACATAGATGTTCTTGAAATAGACCACGTCATCCCAGTAAATGGAAAGAGAACCGATGCGAGGGGAACATCGTTTCATCGAAAGATTAGAGCAGGCAAGGTTCCTCTTGACAATTTGCAGATTCTGTGTGCAAACTGTCACAGTCGAAAGACAATAGCGGAAAGAAGGAAAGAAGCATGAGCGAGAAGCAGATAATAGCGGAAGGCGATGTGAGCATGGTGAGCGTGAAAGGAATGAGCGTGAGCGGGGCAACGCTCGGAGCCGGAGAACTGGTTAAAATCGGGTTCCGGTTCAAGGAGCCGAGTCCCATCAACGACTGGCCGTTGGGTCAAAAGGTGCGAATCACGGTGGAGACGGTAGAATGACGTACAAGTTGGTGAAAATCCTTGTGAACGGGGACAGCGGTACGGCGGGGTTGCCCGGAGGCAATTTTTCTGTGACGGCGATTGGGCGGTTCGGTGACAAGATTAAGTTGTGGACGGGCGATTACCGTCTTAGGCCCGGAGAGAAGCTGGCAATCATCAAGCCGCTTGTACAGTCGAAGCATGAGGTGGTAGAATGACGCTCGGGGTGGGAAACGTTCTGGCAAAGGTGAACGAGGACGGAACGCCGGTTACGGGCGAGGTTGCGCGAAAGTTCAAGGTGACTTGGATAAGCGGATACGGCTCTCCTGTATTGGTGATGTTGGAGCAAGTAGAATGAAAGAGCACAACCAACGGTGGAAGCGGTTGAAACGGGGGCGGTTCGGGCGAATGTCGGTTCTCTTTTGTAAGCGGGAGTTTGGCAATAAGTTTTGGCAGGTGGAGTATTGGTATCTGGATGGCATGCACCGCAGTATCGGGTTCGGCCCGATGGGAATGGCGTTGAACTCGCAACGCAGTTTCTTGCGGGGAGGTAAGCCGTGAAGTTGATGCTCATGTCGGACAGCCCGTCGATGAACACGGGCTACGGGCAGACGGCGATGTACATGTTGAACGAACTGGACATGCTGGGGTGGGAAGTAGCTGCAATTGGCTTCGGCCACGCGGGGGCTCCGGTGCGGTTCGAGGGACTGGAAATCTGGCCGGCGGCAAGTCAGTTCATGCTGGCAAAGTCGCTGGCGAAGTTCAAGCCCGACATCTTGCTGCACATGCGGGATAACTGGGTGTTCATTCCGAAGTACAATCAGGCGCCGTACTCGTTGATTCCGATGGCCCACGCGAACAAGATACATATGATTAACTTTACGCCGGTTCAGTGTACGCCACTGCCGCCCGAGTTCATCGAGTCGATTAACACGCAGGCGGACTACACGTACATTACGAACCAGACGGGTGTGGATTCGATTATCAAGCAGGGCACAGAAATGAACATGGACTTGAAGAACAAGGTGGGGTTGATGTACAACGGCATTGACTTCGGCAAGTTCAGAACTTTGAAAGTTCAGCGGAACTCTTCGAACCTGCCAAAAGACAAGAAGATGGTGACGTTCGTGGGCGCGAACATGGACTACCGTAAGCAGATTCCGGTGGCGATGTTGGCGTTCAGGAAGTACCTATCGCCGGGATGGACGATTGACAATCCCACAGAGCAGACACGAGACGATGCGTTCATGTATCTGCACACGAATCCGTTCGGCGGGTTCGACATTCCCTTGTTTATCAACCTGCTCAAGTTGGAGAAAAGCGTCTTCTTGAAGAGCAGTGAGGGAGTCAAGCTGGCAACGTGGGACTTGACGCCGCAAGAGATGGCAGTGATGTTCAACCTCAGTGACGCGTATCTTACGTGCACGTCGGCGGAGGGGTTCAACCAGCCGCTTTTGGAAGCGATAGCATGTGGGTTGCCGTGTGCGGTAACGGACACTCCGATTCACCGCGAGTTGTTTACTCAGTTCGGGGGCAGGGTGCGGTTCATCAAGTCGCACCAGACGCTCCCGACAGTGTGGGCCTTCGAGCATAACTGCGACCCGGACGATGGGGCGGAGAAGTTGAGGGAGGCGTTGGACTACGGAAAGAAGGAAATCAATATGAACGATTTCCCGCAGTTCAGCTACCGGCGCATCATGAAGAAGTTCGCGGAAGAGGCGGAGAAGCTGGTGGAGATTCCGTTCCCGGACCCGGAAGAAGAGAAGAAGAAGCTCATGGAACTCCAGAAGAAGCAAGAGGAAGCGTTGCAGGCAGTTCGAAGTCAGCAGTGAGAACGGGGTGTAAAATGGAACGAATCGCGTTGGGCGAGCAATTCAGTACGTTGCCGAGGGCGCCGAAAGAAGAGCCGAAGCAAGAGACAGTTGTTCCGAGTGGCGAGGCGCTGATAGATGCTTCTGGTGTGGGGGTTGTTATTGCCGGCAACTTGCAAGTCAATGGCTCGCATAATATGTTCCGTGACATTGTGGTAACTGGGTGCGGCGCATCTTCTACGGTTAAGTTAGACATCCCGACAGATTGGTACGTAGAGATTTCGAACGGGCTTTTCAGCAAAGACGGGTTCGGTTTTATGTTGAACGCGCAGAGGGTGTAGCATGCAGCGAATAGCGTTGGGCGAGACGTTCAGTGGATTGAAGAAAGACTTCGTGGTGGATGAAGTCTCGGTGCCAGAAATGCCTGTTATCACGAACCATTACGAACAGTACCCTTCGTCGGGAATCGTCACCCCGTGGGTTATCCCGCCCGAAAGCGGGGTAGAGTTCGGGCCGAGTGCGGTGGCCGCCATGCCGCCCCCGCCGGTACGCTTGCCGTGGGCGGTAACGGACGTTAAATCAGTCGTTGAGGGTATCCTTAAAGGACGGCTCAAGGCCAGCGAGGTGCCCAAAAGCATTCGGGAGGGGCCCGTATGAATGGGCATAGGATTAGCGGAAACGGCCCTAGAAACGATTCTGGCGTGGCACCCCCTATCGGGACACCCCCTTCCGAACCGAGCATCCTAACGCGTAGTGGGCAGACGTTCTATTACGAGCGCCCCGATGATTTCGAGTATTCGTTGGCGGACATCGGCTACGCGCTCGGAAATCTTTGCCGGTATGCCGGGCACACCGGGTGGTGGTCCGTGGCGCAGCACAGTTTGTTGGTGGCATGGTTGGCGGAACCGAAAGACAAGCTTCGGGCGTTGTTGCACGATGCTTCGGAGGCGTTCTTGGTGGACGTTCCCGGGCCGCTTAAGCGAATGGAATGCATGGCGGGGTATCGGGAGCTTGAGAGTAAGGTTATGCGGGCGATTCATCGGCAGTTCGGCATCCCCGAAGACGTAGAAGCGGAGAAGCGGGTGAAGCAAGCGGACATTCTGGCGTATGAGATGGAGTCCAAGTATCTCGGGCGGGGCAACGGGTACAGTGAGTTGTCGCTCGTCATCCCGGAAGAGATTAGGCGGATGAACCGGGCGGAGTCTCAGTACGAGTTCGAACGGATGGCAATTTGGTTGATGAGTCAATGACGTGGAGCAAGGCCAGTAGGGCATGGTATTACAGAAACCAAGAAAAAGTGCGGCAGCAGCGGGCGCAATATCGGTTACAAGCAATGGAAATTCTCGGGGGAATTAAGTGCAGTTGGCCTAACGGTTGTAATTGCGCAAATATTGATTTGCTTGAGATAGACCATGTTAAAGGTGGTGGAGACAAAGAGAGACGGTATAATGGGTTGCATGGTGGATGGGTTTTGGCCCGTGAAGTTGCGCAGGGAAGGTATCCAAAGGAGAAGCAAGCAAATTTGCGGGTTCTTTGCACGATGCATAATTGGCTTGCGCATGTAGAACGAAA